TCATGCAGTCAAAATATCGAATCCGTTTTCAAACAAAAGCTCGTTCACCACAAAAATGCTTTTATTTGAATTTATCGCAAATATAATCAGCGCGTCGCGCTTGTTCCGTGCATACAGTGGGGAATATCCAGCTGTTTTCAGGAGCTTGTCCGTTTCCTCGAGATTGAACTTAAACCCGAAGCAGAGCGCGATTAGCTTATCCCGCGATGGAATTCTCTTTCCGGAAAATATCTGATAAGCGTAGATCCTGTTTAAGCTGATTCGAGCGACCACTTCGGTTTTTTCAGATTCTTTTTTTAGCAGTCTGTTGAGAATATCGTGCAGCGGTTCGCTCACAAACTCGCTGTCGTTATTCTCAATGAATTTCTTGATCTCGTGCGTCTGATTTATCTCGTTCATCAGCTCGTCGGTGGATTTTTCTTTATCTGACATATAAATCACCTTTCGATATAACGTGTGTTATTTCAAATACGCTTCAAGCTCCTCAATCTTCTTGCGGAATTCTTTTTTTACCTTAGTCTCGAAATCTCTTATAGCCTCATTGACCCAATTTACGGCAGTGTCGGTTATATTCGAGGCTTTATTTGAGATTGCAGATTTTAGATCACTGATAAATTCCTCAGCAGGTGGATTAAAACCACAAAAACGGTACTTTCTCTTGTATTTTGACTTGCCGAACAGCCCTTCGCCGACGTAAATATCACTGTCATCTATTAGAATTTTGTCAACATACCAGTCAATTGCTGTGAATTTGCCCATACTTCTAAATTCCGTTATAATTCCCAAGTTTGTGCTTTGATCGTCAAATTCCATAAGTAATTCTATCAGGCTTTCGCTTTTCCGGGGATAAAAGGCAAATTCTTTCCAACTTTCGGGGATTTTATCTCCAATAAGCTCTGTTATCTCCGTGTAAGAGTTCGCCAACAGCTCTCTTATTTGATTATTGTATTTAAAATATGCGCTGTCTGCGGTATCTGTAATAGTGTAGTACGGTTTTAATTTTTTTACTTTGTATTCAACGAATACTTTCTTAAGCATAGGTCTATAAGCAGATTCAGAATAGCACAAACGATCGAATTCGTCTCTTGCGGCAGATTTTGCCGCCCTTTCAGAACTGTAGTTGTTTTTGAATTCATTATTACTAGTTGGCACGTGAATATAATAGTCCTCCACCTTAAATGGTATGTCAGCTTTGGTCACGGGTGGGACATTGAAATCCTCAAGCGCTTTTTCCAGTTTCGAAATAATATCATGCACACCGGCTTTTCCTTTTTTCTTTGTGCTGCTTGTATCAACCAATTCCAGAGCATTTTGAGGACACTCCGAGATCACCTTTTTTACTGTGTCCAAATCGCTGGAGGCAATGGATTTTCCAACAATGAATTCTGCGTTTCCGTCAGCATTTTCCTGTAAATACGGACAACTGACTATGCACAACCCGCATCCGCTGCATTTTTCGTTGACTTTAATCTGTTTCACTTTGTTTCCTCCTATAATACAATAGCCTGTTTCATTTGGTTTAAGTAATCTTCACCTGTTAAAAGCATTTTTTCTGCTGCTTCACATATTTGCCCCTTCTCGTCTACAACTGGAATATTTATAAACTCGGACATTGCGGCGGCAAGATTTACACAAGTCATTAAAACGCCCTCATCAAATTCACTATAGTTTTTGACGTTCAAGCCGTTGCGCTCTATAGTTTCTTCGGTTTGCTTTATCGACTTAACAAAAAGCGCATTCATAGTCATAATCAGCTTTGCAATACGGTCGGCGCGTGCGGCTATCGCATCGTATACTTCCGCAACGGATTCCGCTTGTGAATAAGTCACGTTTGCGGCACTCATCTGATTATTTGCCGCAGATAAATAAAGTTCTGAATCCTTCTCCATCAGTTTGCCTATTCCTCTGAATATCCAACCGCACACAAGTTCTTTGTCTGTAAAATTTCTCTTAACGGATATAGTCATCGCATTTAGTGCGGCTAGCTTATCGGAGTTGTCTAAAAGAGTGATTTGATTTAATTGTGTACTGCCCGATAATTCGATTTGTTGTATTTTACTATATACTTCCATAAATTTCGGAACAGTATTTTCGATGACAGCACGCTTTTTCTTGGCAACGTTAGCAATACGCTTGTCCGTACACTCCGCTTTTTGCTTTACCAGCAGATTAGCTTCCGCGCTTCGCTCAAATGCTTTTGCGTATTTTTTTAGTGCAGCCTCATCAGTTTTCATAGATTTGTCTACACTATAAAACGTTTTTACTATCGCGCCTATTGCCAATGCTTCAATAATCATTTGTCTATCCTCCGTGTAAAATATCAGAAATTAAGTTTCAGCGGCTTGTCCAGCTGAGCTTCGTATTCCTCCCGGGTTCTGAACGCAACAGATTTTCCGAACAGCGAAAGGATCTGATCCAAACCATCCGTAATTCCTTGCAAATCAAACGATTCTTCCAAAGAGCTTGTAATTATTTTTTCCAGTCCCGATTGTATGGTGCTGTCCCACCGGTTGTATTCACGCACAACAATCTCTTTGAAAGACAAACGCTGCCTTTCAATTTCCGCAATGGCATCACGTTCCAGGCTCTTAATGTGACTTTCCTTTATCTTATAGTCGTCCATGCCTTTGAGCGTGTTTTTGACCGAATTATAAACTGAAACGATTGAAGCGCAAACAACGGTTGTAATTACCGTTCCAAGAATTTCACCGATAACTCTTCCCGCAACGACTCCTGCGGCGGTTCCCGCTCCGGGTAAGAGAGTTGTTCCAATCGCTCCTCCAATCAAACTGCCGATTTCACGTCCAACTTGACCGCCGATCATTCCGGCAGCCATTGCTGCACCTTTAACACCGACTTCTTCCACAAACTCTTTGCCATTAATCTCTCCGTTTATGTATCTGACAGCAGACTCTTGAACGATTGATGCAACGGCGACAATTTGACCTACAGTGCTGCTTTGTGCTATATCCTTCAAAAGAACACTTTTGCTGTTCGCTAACTGAACGGAAATTGTATCAATCAAAAGCCGGTTCGTGCCGCCCGTTACGGCAACGTTCATCGTCACCTTTCCCATATCTTTTGCCGCGTCAGCAAACGATTCTTTTCCTTGGGCAACATCTATTATTTTTTTGACAGCTTCAACCGTTAGCGGTATTGCAGAACCAATCGCTGCGTCAGCAGCACCGGATACAAACTCTTTACTTGCGTTTTGCGCTGATTTGACGGCAAATTTTCCATGCAGGGCAATGTCTGACTTTAGTTTTTCCTTAGCCATTACCGCCTTGCCCTCAGCAGATATATTAGAATCCTTATCGGCGATTATTTGCCAATCGCTTTTCGCACCTTTTGAGGCATTATCAGATTTTGAGATGAGACGATAGTTTTCATCCGAATTCATAACTTCCTTAAAGTCATTATCGGTAAGAAAAGGATTGTGTTTGGCAATGTCATGGACATCCTTAAGGGCGTTGATATGATCGGTCTCCGCTGAATGATCTGCCCATTTGGCTGAAACTTTCTTACCATCGCTGTTTTTCATGTGATATTTATTCTGAGCCGCCTGCTGAAACTTGTGAAGAGTCTTGCCGCTTATCGGATCTTTTATCGTCTGTTTGTCGCCAAATACTTTATCCTTGTATGAGGCTTTGCCTTTGGTTGAATCCCACAGTTTGTCTCGGTTATCCTTGGAGTACTCTTGAGTGATGCCCATATCTGAAGTTGATTTAGGTATTGCGTTAATTATATTGGTTGAGCTAATTTCATTATCTTTCATAAAGATGCACCTCCGCGCTTTTTTTTATCAATATTACCGTCAATATACAAACCTCTGTTATAGTTATTATATCACAAAATTTTCCTTGTGTGGTAAGCAGTCTGCTTACAAACGCCTGGAAATTTTCGCTCGCATATCCGAGCATTATTTTCTTCTTTGTGTGAAAAAATCAGACTTTTTAAGATGTAAGTTGTTATATCTGCATACATTATAACATATAATCAGAAATTTTGCAACATATTTTTGGTAAAATATTAATATCTACAACATTGTGAAAGGGAATACGATATGAACGACGCTTACGATTGCGGCTTGATAATCAAGGAGCTGCGCGAAAAAGCTAATATGACGCAACAAGAGCTAGGAAACAGGATCAACCGTGACAAGGGCGTGATTTCCAGATATGAGAACAACTATCAGCCTGTGCCGTTTGATACGATGCGTTCATTCGCCGCGATTTTCAACGTCTCGATGGACTACCTCGCAGGAACGGAGAAGCAACGCGGTATCCCTACGACGGGACTTACCGAATCTCAGATTGAGGTAATGCGCGGCTTATCGGAGATATTCTGCCAAATGAACAAAGATAAGTCTAAACTAACTCGCGAACAGTTCGAGATTCTCGGAAAGATCACAGCGGAGCTGTTCAGATAGAAAGTAGAAACAAAAAATGGGTACAGTCTGATAGCGACTGTACCCAAATTGTACCCCAATTCAGCAAAAGTTCATAATCTTGTAAAACAAGAAAAACCGCTCAACCCTAATGGTTGAGCGGTTTCTTTTAGGCACGCCAGGAGGGATTCGAACCCCCGACCCTCTGGTTCGTAGCCAAACTAAAAAATTCCAAAATAGCGCATTGTTAAGCTGCTTTTCGTTTAATTTGCATACATCTTGCATACATTTCAACCGATTTGCTCTTTGAAAAAGTTGTTAAGACCCTGCATATCCCGTTCCTTGTACTCCTCGCTGAGATGCGTATATATCTCTGCGGTGGTGCGAATATCGGCGTGTCCGGCTTGCTCTTTTGCGACCATTAGGCTTATACCCGCAAAGAACATATTGGTGATGAACGTGTGCCGCAACCAATGAGCTGTGATGTTGGGAATAACCATAGGCAATCCGCCGGGCTGATATTTGCTCTTAACCTCAAGGTTTACATAATTGCCGAAGTCGCCATATTTGAAATTAAGATCCTTGAGATACGATTCCCAAAGCCGCTTCCATCCGATCTCGGTGATAATCGTTCCTTTTGTCGAGGGACATACCAACAAATTTTCACGCTTTATCCCCTTGAGGTAATCAATCAGAATATCGGGAACGAACACAGTGCGCAGCGCGGCATCGGTTTTGCCGCAGTTCTTGACCTGCGGTTTACCGTTGACATACGCGACTGCTTTGTTGACGGAGATCGTCTTGCGCTCAAAGTCTATGTCGGACCACAGGAGCGGCAGCAGCTCCCCGCGGCGCAGACCCGCATACATCATTATCATTGCGGCAGTCTGGGCACGGTGTGGTGTTTCGCGGATCCAACGCTGTTCTTCGGGAGTGAGTGCGCGGCGCTTCTCAGCCGGCTTTGCGGATGTGGGTATAACGATTCCGCTTGCACAGTTGTAATCAATGACGCGGTTGTTGATCGCAAGCTCCATTATTTGAGAGGCGGTCTGCTTCAAGCCGTTCAAGGTTTTCTTGGAGAGCGGCTTTTGACCGCTGCCGAGCCGGAAGATGATCTGCTGAAAATCATTCAGTCGAATTTTGGTTATAGGAATATTGTACAGCTCCTCAAACTTCTTGTAATGCCCAACGTATGCGCCGTACATTCCCGCCGAAACAGTCAGCTTCTTCTGTTCGAGCCACAAATTCCCCCATTCGCCGAAGGTGTCGCGTTCAGCGGAAATATCGAGTCCTTTGCCAGCTCTCAGTTTGAGCTGTGTGATTTTTTCATCCAGTTCTTTTGCGGTATTGGCGCAGACGTATTTGTATTGCTTGTTTCCGAGATTTACTCTCGCTCCGTAACGCCCATCGGGGCGGCGTTTGTATTTAGCCATAATCTTCACCTCACTTTAAGTTTTGAATGCGAATGCAAATGCAAACAATACGACATTGTTTTAACTAACCTCTTCAGTATATCTTCCAGAATTAACGTGGTCTGTGTCAATCAAATTAAAGGGAATATTATCAATATTGAACTCTATTTGTAAATCACCGTCTTCTGTTAAATTAGCTAAAATCATCCCTGAGCAAGATTTAACCGATTTTCCATTAACCATATATGCAGCACGACAGTTTTGGAAGCCTTTTTGATTAACTAGTTCGTTCTGTGTTGGAAAAACGAAAACATTGAATTTTTCTTCTTCATTTTTATGTAATGATAATACCCAACCAATGATTTTTCTGTCACCATCTATTTTTCCAATATAATTGTCACTAAGATATTCTTTATTTATGTAGCCGATTCCACTACAATCGCTAAACAATTCCACTGTTCCATCATAATAAGGGATTTCTCTAAGTATAGTGTTGTTTGTGTTGGAAGTGCTTGATGATGAGCTGCTCGAACTTGATGTGCTTGATGAAGAGCTACTCGAACTTGATGTACTTGACGAGGATCTGCTCGAACTTTGTATGCTTGACGAAGAACTGCTTGAACTTGATGTGCTTGACGAGGAGCTACTCGAACTTGATGTGCTTGATGTGAAACTGCTTGAACTTGATGTGTCTGATGAAGAACTGCTCAAACTTGATATGCTTGACGAGAAACTGCTCGAACTTGATGTGCTTGATGAGGAACTGCTCAAACTTGATGTGTTATCACCATTGTCTTTGGATAATATAAGAGGAAGAGCAATAGCGGTCGCACCGATGAGCGCAATAAGTACTTTAACAATTTGCTTAATCCAAAATTTAGTACGTGGACTAACATCATTTTGTCCACTTCCACGCTGTCTCATTATATTAGTACCTCCTTCAAGTTAAACCTCAATTGTGTTTTTGCAATCGCTTGCAAAAAAGTCCTTATTTGTGAGAAATTTTATTTACTTTTGCCAGCATCGGTCAAAGCAGATCGTTTCTGCAGAGCCTTGTTCAGCTTTGCATCAAACGTACACACCTCGTAGCCATACACCATATGATATCCTATAAGAAGGCAATCGGCAAAATCGAGTGAATTTTCTCCGTACGTCCTCAGAGCCGCCTTGAGAACTTCAGGCTCAGCGGGATTGATATTCTCGACACCGAGGAATTCCAGAAGAGCTTCCGCAAGCTCTTGCCTGTCGATTTTATAGACCTTGTTCAAAACATACACTACTTCCGCCGCGATTTCATTGAAAACCGTACACTTTTCAGCGTTGACAACAGATTTTGCGCGTTCAAATAACTCCTCGTTATCTCGAAGAATGATACGCAAAATAACATTAGCGTCAATTACTCTCATTTCCCGATAAACCCTTCATTTCTTTGATATAGTTTTCAGCCGCCGCATTAGCCCATGCTTCCTTCTCGAGCGGAATAAGCTCGGGATCTGCGTATTTATGCAATCTTCCCGCTACATCATCAACGGAGACCCTCGTCTCGGGTTGTTCGTTGTGCTTCAAAACAACGATCAAAGCCTCCATCTGCTCCTCCGTCATTTTGTCAATTATCAAATTCAGTCTTTCCCGTACGCTCATATCAGTACTCCTTTCTACAGAGCGGTTGTTTGTTTTATTATACACATATCAAGGCGTGATATAATCCTCGATTACTGTGTTTGCAGCGAGTTCAAAAAGTTATTGCTGTTGCGAAGATTGAGTTCGTTCCATATAATAATCACATATTTTTTGTTTACATCGAACCACCTCATCGTCAAACACGACAAGCATATCGTTCTTGATTATCTTTTTGACAAAATCCGGTTCGTTAGCTAGTAAGTAATCAATGATTTCAGATTTTGTGGTGCTCGGCGAAGGTTTATATTCAATATCACCTTCATAGATTTTCGCAACTAAATCGTTTCTGCTGAAAAGCATATTGAGCAAGACAGACGGTTTTTCAGTGTCTTTAATCAGTTCCAAAGCGAGGAGCGGCTTGCTACTTCTTGACCTTTTAACCAAGAAAGCGTTAAAGTCATTGCGTCTCAAAAGACTCCAAAAATAACTTTCATTTTCAGGAGGAAGCAGTTTCATTTTTTCTTTAACATTGCTTGGAATTCCACTTAGATCCTCGTCCTCTTTTATTATGCCCATATTCACATTAAGGGCATAAATATGCTTGCAAGGGAGTCCTCTCTTTTCAAAATCTGGGCAGGTGCAGTGCTTATACGTGACATCATAAACCCTACCCGTAACATTATAATTCGAACTGTAGCAACCTGCGGTTCCGTTATCGGGATTGATATTAAAAAGCATATATACTGTATCTGCTCTGGCCCGTTCCAATCTTTTGCGCTGCTCCGAATTGCATTGTAAACTCAGCGACCATTTTTCAAAAAAATAATTGCGCATTTCTTCAAAACTGATGTTGGGTTCAGTGACAATTGAGTTTAATGGTTTGGAATTTACGACGGTTGAATCGGTTTTATTATAATTATTAGCATATCTATTGGCTTTTACTATATTTACAATTGAATTGAGAATATATCTTAAAATATAAAATGCAACTATACACCCCAAAATGACAAAAAAGACTTCCATTTCTATTCCTCTCAGTATTTATATAACCAAAACGTTATTTTCTATCAAATCCCCACAAAATGGGAAAGATATGCTATAATAATATCAGCACCGGTGACTCTTTGGAAGGAGAACAAAACGATGAGCGACTTTGAAGAAATAGCTGAAGAAGTATCTGTTCCGGAAGAAATCTCGGAAGAGACACTCGGTGTTGCCATGTTGTTCGAGCGGCTTCCCGTTGAGGTTCAGGAAGAAATCCTGTCCCTTATGCGTGAGATGCTCAACGCATAGCTATTGACTAGCCCCCGTTGCGGAAACGCAACGGGGCTTTATGCTATCTCTGTATTATCCTATCTCCTTGCGGGGGATTATGTTTTATCTGAAAGTATGCCTTTTATCTGTGCGATAATGATCTTTTGCTGTTCCGTTGTTAATTTCCCGAAAAGCTTGATGAATTCGGATGTTCGAGCAGCTTCTTCTTTTTCTTCTTCTGTCTGCTCTTCAATCTCTGACCAGCCCATGATTACGCTTGGTGTAGTTTTCAGGGCTCTTGCAAGTGCGACTACAGTAGATTGATTCAAGTCAAGTTTATCATTCTCGATTTTCGAGATTGAAGTTTTAGTTTCGTACCCGATGGCTTCCGCAAGTTGCTCCTGCGTCAACCCTACCATCTGTCGTAATTTTTTAATTCTATTCCCCAATGTCATTCTGTTCACCCCCATTGATAATATTATAACACGAGGTCGCCAAAATGTCAACAAAAATTTACATTATTATTGCTGAAATGTCAACAAAAAGTTACTTATGTTTTTGGGCATTTTGCAGAAAATTGTAAACAGGGGTTGACAAAGTGGCAACTGTGTGGTATTATAAAATCACGGTAGCGAGAATGGCAACCGAAACGATAACCAAAAGGAGGCAAATTCAGCATGACGGACGGATTGTTGTTCAAGGAACTCATCAAGAGCAAGAAAATCACCTTGGAAGAAATTGCGGCGGTTGTTGGCATTACACGCCAGGGGCTTGAAAAGAAACTGACGAATCGCTCGGAGTTCAAAGTAAGCGAGCTTGTCAAGCTTTGTGAATTCCTTAACCTCACCGAAGAGCAGAAGCAGAAAATTTTTTTTGCCGCGTGAGTTGCCAAAATGGCAACATTGATTAGGGGGTGCAAGAGCAGAAGCTTAGCTTGAAGGAGGTGATACCGTTGGAAATTAAAAAATGTTCAGCGGACAAAAAAATCGCGCTGACAGTCTCCGTAGAAGGTGATGACTTCACGGAAACCGAACAGCGTGAGATTTTGCATGAATTTGCTGTTTTGTCGCATTCTCTATATCTTGCACTTGCGACAAAACTTACGGACGATAAAACGCATTGACTATCTGTTTTTCTCCATTGTAGGTGTCAATGGATATTTCGCTGACCGTCAGCGTTTCGCCGTTTCCGATTAAAATATCGCCCGGAGAGACATCAATGCCGAAAAGGAAAGACACAAAGGTTCTTCCGTGTTCTTTGTTCTTTAATCCTTTTGCGTTAGCAATAGACTTACCGTTACGGATAATATCGTAGTCAATCAAATCAAACGCAAAATCGGCAAAGTATGTTTTAGCGGGTATAGGCAATGCACTCATAATTTCACCCCCTTCCGCTTCCATTATAGCACATAGGGCGGTGGAAATCAAGAAAGAAGGTGAGAAAATGAAGGCATCATTCAAAATCATCACGGCTTCTGTGGCTCTTGCGGCAGTAAGTTTGCTGACAGGCTGTGACAGCGCATCTTGCGTTCGTGCTCAAAAAGATTGGGAAAGCGAGATGTCCGGCCTGAATCGCGAGGTCATTGTGTACAGCGCCACAGGCACGGAGATTTGGCGGTTCACGGGAAAATTCGATGTGGACTATACCGACGAACGGATTCTGTTTGATGATGAAAACCGTAAGCGCCACACGATCTATTTCAAGAACGGCACGGTGATCATTAACGAAATTTAAGCGAGGTGAGATCATGCCCAGAAGGAAAGCAACGCCGAAGGAACGTCCAATCACGAGCTGGGAAAAAGCGCCGCAGATGATGGAAACAGATTATGCTGCACTGCTTTTGGGACTGAATCCGGACACGCTGCGGCGAATGGCGCGGCGCGGCGACGTTCCTGCGGTAAGGGTCGGCTCGCGCCTCTGGCGGTTCGAAAAGAACTCGTTGATGGCGTGGGCAGGCGTGGCAGCAAGATGATAAGCGAGGAGGTGAAAGAAACGGAAAACATTGCATTTAACGAAAAAGAGCGCAAACTTATCGAGAACGCAGTCTACTTTGACATTGCACGTTCTACCGAACTTATCGAGCGGATGGACGGTAAGATGCACAGTAGCGCAAAGGAGTTCTTGAAGCAAAAGGTCAACGACCTGAAAGCCCTGCACAAGAAGCTGGTTTCGGGCTCGGAATAATGAAATGGAAAGGAGGTATAGTTATGCGAAAATACAAAATCAGGGAGATCTCGCACAACCAGATAGACGTTCAAACAAACGGATGGAGCTTCGGGGTGATCTTTGGCGCTTCCGTGGACGGACACTATATCGCGATTCCCGGCTGGGGTGTTTGCGTCCCTGCGGGTAAGGCAAACGATACGTTTTACAACCGCGAGCAGCTTGCGCAGTGCAAGGACGAGTACGTTGCGGATTCTGCCGCTGAGATCGCGGCGGCGATTGCAGAGTGTTTTGGAGAGGACTGAGAATATGGAGCGGTTGGTGAGAAGCAGGGTGCTCCTTAATGATAAAACCGTGTTTTACGGATTGAGCAAAGCACCCGGAGAAACCTGCGGCGAAGTGTGTAAAAAGCAAGAAAACTGTGATCGGTGTCCCGTACAAGAAGCACTCAAAAAACTCGCTGCTTATGAGGCCTCCGGACTTACTCCCGAAGAGGTTGCGAAGCTGACAAAAAACGCAAAGGGTAAGGAGCGCTAATGGCTAGGTACATAATCGGGAAGGTGCTGTATTTGCTTGGCATAATAACAAGCACGGTAAGCATTGCGGTGCTGATTGTTCTCAACGCGCAGGTCAGTATTGATATTGAGGAATTTCCTTGTGTAAGCGCCGCAGGGTTTGTTGGGGCGGCGCTGATGGCAGTATCCATTGTAATGGATATGATTTTTTCAGGAAGAGAGGTGAAAGCTATGAGTGAATGGAAGGTAGCATCGCAGTATCTCAATGGAAGATATATCTTTCAGGTGTATCGGCACCGCAACGTCAATGCAGTTGATCACAGCGGTAACCGAGAGTACAAGGATGAGTTATTCGATGATGAAGCGGCGGCTCAAGCATTTGCGGACGAGCTTAACGCGCAGGAGCCGAGCGGCTTTGGGGAGGCGTGATCGTGATGGCAGCTATTTATGCAGCTTGTAGCGAAACAGAATGCTTCGCCTACAAAAACGGCTTATGCGCTGTTTTGGTCAACAACAATTTTTCGGGTCGCACGTGTCCGTTCCGTAAAACCGAGGAACAATTGGTCGAAGAACGGAAACGTGCAGAAAAGCGGCTCGAACGTTTGGGAGAGGATATATTCTATGATACATGAAGTAAAAATCTTACCGGAGTTTTTCTCGGCGATTGCTCGCGGCGAGAAAACGTTTGAGGTGCGGAAGAAGGATCGTCCTTACGCGGTTGGCGATTACCTCGCGATGAACGAGTTTGTGACGAGCGAGGAATCAGAGCGTCACGTTTACACGCAGGGCGAATACCGCCTTGTAGATGGCGGATATTATACGGGAAAATGTATGATCCAGAAAATCATCTACATTTTGGACGATCCCCGATATTGCGCCGAGGGGACGATAATCTTATCGATACAGAATGCTGAGCTTTATGATGATTCGGTGCGCGGTCCTTTTGATCTTAAGTGAGGTGAGATCATGGAAATTCAAAATAAGTGGGTCGTTCACGAGCGGCGAGATGACGTTTACTTTACGGGTATGGGAGACAACGATTTTCCGGTGCTTGAGCGGCTTAACAGTCGCGTCAGAACATACAAATCCGAGCGATCCGCGAAGATGGCGATTAATCGCATCGGATCGGTCGAGTGTTGTGAATTTGAAGCGGTTTACATAGAGCGTGAGGAGGTTCCTGACGTTCCCGTTGATACAGCTCCCGATAAATCAATGCCGGAACTCGCCGAAGTCAAAGATCCGAACGGATGGGAGCAGGTTTTTGCATGTGCCAAGCCGCCAACGTTTGATAATGAGACAGGTCGCAAAGCATCCGAATTTGCCAAAATCACATTATGCCGTAAGGTTATCGCAAATCACGAGATGTTTGGTGTGATCGCGAGGGACGGAAAACTGTACAGTGCAGGAATCGGCGGCGGTGAAGCGGCGCTGCGGTATTTCCTTGAAGAATACTACAATTACCTGCTGCCGCGCGTGACAATGAAAGGGTGTGAGTGAATGATTGAACAGCTTTTTCACAACAATTTCTCTTTGGAAGATTATGTTGTTACGTTTACCTTTGCTAAGATCGTTGACAAGGCTAAAGCTCAGAAGGAATTTTCAAATTACATCAAACGGTTAAGGCGACTGTACAAGCGATTTGGTTCTGAGCTTAAATACTTGTACGTTTATGAGGGGAGAAGCAACGGAAAACGTCCGCACTTTCACGTTGTTTTGAACAGAAGCTCGGGCTTGAACCGCGATGATATTGAAAAGCTGTGGAAGCTGGGGGTCACTAGGGCAAGAATGCTACGACCAGACGATAGCAGCGGGATCTGTGCATCGTTGTGCGAGTATTTTGCAAAAGAAATTAAGCAAACTTCAAAGCATGAGCGTTCATGGGGCTGCTCGGAAAGTCTTAATCGTTCGGGAAATGTTGTTGACTATATATTGCCGCGTGTGACAATGAAAGGAGACAGCTGAATGAGTTATCCTACCTGTCCCGCTTGCGGAGAAAAAAACGCCGGATCAATGGTGCGCTGCGGAAAGTACCGCGCATACATATGCTTAAAGCACTGCTACGAGGGCTGCGAGTATTTCAGCGACTTCGGCGGAACGTCGATAGTGCACTGTTTCTTCCGGGAGCGAATGCTCGAGAAGCATAAAGCCGGCGAGAGAGCGGTTAAAAACAAGGCATAAAAAAAGATCCTCGCCGAAGCGAGGACAAAGCAGGAAAGTGAAAAATACATTTTGCAGGCGCTTGCAAAAAAACGCGATGCAAAATCACCCTATAAATATTATATCACTTTCCGGCGAAAAAGTCAATAGAAAAAATTCAAAAACGGCCGAGAATTTTGCGGCGAACCGCCGTAGCGCGAAAGCGAAAAATCGCTTTCGTCAAGCCGTTTGACGGGCTTGTAATGAGTATTGACAACTCTGCCGTTTTGGATTTTTTCTTGAAGGAAGTGATATGGTAGTTATGTCTCATAACTTTATTCGTGAAAAGTCATTCAGTCGACATAATTGCAGATACAAGGAAGTCGATTGGTTTGAGTATTCCGAGGAGGAAAAAGAAGCGGTCAAGAGACCTCGGCAAAGCAGAACCCGAGCTTCCCCGCCCAAAATCAAGAATCTCAACGACGAGTATTCCCGGAAAATGTTCAGATGGCTTTTTCACAACAACTTTTCTCCGGGAGATTACGTCATTACGCTTACCTTTGCCAAGGTCATTGATAAAGTTAAAGCCCAGAAGGAGTTTTCCAATTACATCAAACGGTTAAGGCGACTGTACAAGCGTTTGGGTCTTGAGCTTAAATACTTGTACGTTTATGAAGGACGAAGCAACGGAACGCGTCCGCACTTCCACGTTGTTTTGAACAGCGGCTCAGGCTTGAACCGCGATGATATTGAAAAGCTGTGGAAGCTGGGGCTTACTCAGGCTAGGATGCTGCGACCGGACGATGGCAGCGGGATCTGTACATCGTTGTGCGAGTATCTTGCTAAAGAGATGAAACAAGCTTCAAAATATGAGCGTTCATGGAACTGCTCGACGAACCTCACTCGTCCCGAGAACATTGTTGACGATAACGCGATCAGTCGAAAGCGCATGCGAAAGGTTCAGGATGCAGCGCGAAACGATGAGGTCAAAAAATACGTTGAGCGGCTTTATATCGGCTGGACGCTGATAAGCTACTACATAGGCACAAACGAGATCACCGGGCGACCGTTCGCGCGATTTCGTTTAGTCAGAAAGAAAAAATACGGTCGGTTTGTGAAATTGTACAAACGACTGTGCAGGAAAGGAAAATCACCATGACAGAACAAGCAATTAATAAGCTGGATACAGAATTCAAGGACTGCAAAGGGCTGTCCAAAAAAGGCGCAGCGGTCAGCTCGGCTGTGTTCGACGCATTGAAGAACTTTTGCGCGCAAAACGCGGAATTTTCGCAGGCGGTTGTTCAGATGGACAAGCCAATCAAGGACTGTATTGAAAGCACAGTAAAGGACTGCGGAAATTCAATCTCGGATATTGAGGTCTATCGCAAAGCCGTACAGTTCTACTTCCCCGGAGCGGATATCCGATTTGCAATGACAATCGATCTCAGAGATGACGGATACAGTAATAACGTCAATTCCGAAGAAAAGAAGCCGAGCGGCTTGCAGCTCTCGTTGGATGACCTTCTGGATTTTTAAGGGGGAATTAAAATGATGAATGCAGCAAAGGCGCGTCCTTATCTTGATAAATTCCCCGACGTTCCCGAAGAGTTCTTTCGGGATGCGCGGCATATACATAAAGCGTTTGTCCTTTTTAACCACAATGGCAGCGCGTATTGTACGAATTGCGAAGAAGAATCTTCAATTAACATTGGAGCATTTTCGCACAAGGTCGAATGCCGCTGTCCGGTGTGCTGTATCCGTGCGCTTGCTATTGATATTACCAAAAACTATAATGGTACAAAAGCGGCGGATATTGCGAACGCTTCCATATTCCTTGCCGGAGACGACGGAAATTTGTACGTCCGTTGTTTTAGTCAAGAGATGGCATTTATGCACGGCGAGCTGAGACCGCGCCGTAAAGCATTTGAAACGCAGCGGTATGTTTTTACGCCGAACGGCGTGGCTCGTTTCGGGAGGGTAGCGCAATGGAGCCTCGTTAGTAACAGGTACGTCAAATACTGGGAACCCGATGTGTGGTGCGTAAACACCAAATTTTCCGAGCCTAATTTCCTTGATACCGGATTCGGGTACCGAATTTATCACAATTACGACAAAATAAATTTAGATAACGCACTCAAGGATACATGGATGAAAAACTGCATGGTCGGCAAATTGAATGGATGCGGCACTTTGACATATCTCAACTTTTTTGTACGACATCAAGGTGCTGAGCGGCTTATCAAGTGTGGATTTGCGCGTGATGTGGAATATATGTTATACAGCTGCAAAAGCCTCGAGAAATTTGTTGATTGGAAGCAGACCGAGGTCACAAAAATGCTGGGCATAAACCGTGCTGAATTGAGATATATCCGCGAAAACAAGATCCCGCTGTGTACGCTCAGAGACGCAAAAGAGGCTTTCCCCGAATTTCCCGTCAATAAGGCGGTCGGATATTTCAAAATGTTCAACACTACGCGCGAAACGCTGATAAGAACGCTTGAACTTGTTGAAAGAAAAAATCTCCGAAGGCTTTTAAAATACATGAGCCATCAGCAATGTAATATTGTCATCTACAAAGATTATATTGAAGATTGCCGCACATTGGGTTATGATCTCACAAGCCGCGAGATCCTTTTCCCGCCTCATCTCGATGATGCGCATGACAGAGTCGAGGCGGCGATGGAAGCGCGGCGATTGGAGCAAAGACTCAAGGCGGAGAAATCCAAACAAAAACAGTTCAACAAGCTCAAAAAGGAGCGGCGGCGTCTGGAATTCGAATACGGCGATTATCTGATCCGTCAGCCTGAAAACGCGGAAGAGATCATCGCGGAAGGCAAGATACTCAGGCATTGCGTCGGCGGTTACGCGGAACGCCATCTGCGCGGCGCAACAACAATAATGTTTCTTCGCCGCAAAGACGAGCCGGACAAGCCTTTTTTCACCATTGAGGTGGATAACGATTTGGAGATCGTGCAATGTCACGGTTACCGCAACGAGTTTGAAAGCCAAAAGCCCAAGGACATTATCAAGCTCGAGAAAATCTATCAGAATTACCTTGACGAATTAAAACGCGGAGCAACAAAAATGCAGATTAAGGCAGGAGCGTGAGTTATGGGCAACAAAGAAAACATTACTGCAACAGTGAACACTTTTCGGGAACTCGCAACGCGGTTCAATACCATCGCTCGTATATCGCTTGATGATCTGTCTGAGATTGAGGAATACTTTCCGCAGTATATCCTATACTGCCGCAAGGAAAAGCATATAGACGGCTATTGCACCGGCTGTAAGCAGTATGCGGAGATAAAGTATGATAAGACGTTCAAACTAAAACACGGTGCCGTTGGGAAATGTCCTAATTGTGGGCGAACGGTAACGTTTTTCCCCGGCGGCAAGGTTCCCACATCGCGCAAAGAGCGACTGAATTTCGTGGTCTTGCATGATAAAAACGGTGAATTGTATATGCGCGCGATCAAAGTGATCCAGACATTTACAAAGGGACATTTCGACGCGTGGAACGGCATTTCAGATTACGATACGGATTACGTTGTTATATTCCGGGCGGATTATTGGTGCGGCGCGGGAGCGGCTACAGAATGGAAAGATGGGCTCGGGTGGCTCCGGGAATGTCACGAACCGGATTTTGGCGGGGCGTTCGGGTATAGGGATAACAGCTATATTGTCATCGGAATGGAGCGGATAAAAGACACCTGTCTTAGATATTGCGATTATGAGAAATTCGTGAAAATTTGCGAGGAAACCACCGATAATTGTCCGCTCATCACATTCCTTTGTGAGTCAGCTCATCACCCGGCACTTGAAAAGCTGATGAAGTCGGGCTTTGAATATATAGTCAAGGACAAGTTCCTGCATGGAGGCGTAAGGCTTAATTATCGTGGAGACACACCACAGAAGATCCTTCGACTCAACACAGAGGAGATAAAGGCGCTCAAAGGGTGTAATGCCGCTGAGTATAACAGTTATCTTTATTTTCGTAAAAACGTCCATATTTCGGGCAACTTTAAGCGTAAATTCGAGCGGTTTGATCAGTTCGCAATGATAATTGACGACGTCGTTAAATTGGCAAGGGAAACAGGCTTGTCGCATGAGAAGGTTATGAATTACATAGATCGTCAGACAAAGGGCGACAAACGCAAAAACTATCTATTTATGAGAGATTGGAAAGATTATCTGCGACAGTGTAAGACACTCGGCTACGACCTTGCGGATGAAAGTATTGTCAAGCCTTCGAACTTCCAGAAAATGCATGAGCGGCTTTCAAAGATAATAGAAACGCGGCAGGATGAGATAATGCGCGAGCAGTTTGCGATGTTTTATGAGGAACGCCGCGAGTTGGAGTTTGAGAGCGGTCGCCTGATGGTAATACAGCCCGGGAGTGTTGGAGATATAATCGCCGAGGGAAAAGCTCTATGCCACTGTGTGGGCGGTTATGCGGATCGTCACACGCGCGGCGAGCTGTCGATAATGTTCTTAAGGCTTAAGAGCCACCCGAAAAGGCCGTACTACACGATCGAGGTCTCGAAAACGGGAAAGATAGTTCAGTGCCGCGGATATAAGAACAACGCTAAGTGCGAAAAACCGAAGAGCGTTGAAGCGTTTGAACTCGAGTACCAAAAGCATCTTGACAAGGTAATGGATGAACGGAAAAAGCGGGAGCGCAGCAAAAAGCCATCCCTGAAAACACAAGAGAAGATAGGAGCGTAAATTATGGGTAACAATGAAATCATTACTACAACGGCAAACACTTTGCAGACGGATCTTGCGCCGCAGGAACGCGCGGCGCTGCTCAACAGCAGGATCAACGCAAACGCGCAGATCATGGGAAATCTGATTGCGTCTACCGGGCGCGATCTCAAGGAAATGCGCGACAAGAAGCTCTACATACACATGGGGTGTGAGACCTTTGACGAGTACTGCGAGAAATTCACGCCGTACAAGAAGCGAAACTGCTACAATTTCATCCAGTGCCTAGAGGAATACGGAGACGAGCGGCTTGAGGAGCTGGCGGATCTCGGGATCACTAAGCTTACGAAGCTGCTCGCGCTCAATACTCAAGACCGCGAGGAGCTTATTGAAAGCGGAGAGGCAAAAACGTCCTCTACCCGTGAGCTCGACAAGCGCATCAAAGAGCTTCAGAACAAGAACGAACAGCTTACTCTCGAACTTGATGAAAAAAACAAAGAGGAAAGTGACGCGGCTGCTCTCCGAGAGAACAACGAGCGGCTTTCGGCGGAGCTTGAAGCGGCAAAAAACACACAGCAAGCCGCGGAACAGCGTGAAAAAGAGCTTAAAGAGCGCCTGATTGCTCTTGAGCAGAGCAACGCGGAACTTTCAAAGCGCCCGGTCGAGGTCGCTGTGGAAAAGCCCTCGGCGGAGGAGATCGCTAAGATCGAAAAAGCCGCTGTCAAAAAGGCAGAAAAGGCTGCCAGAAAGCAGCGTGAGGAGGAAATCAAAAAACTTCGCGAGGAGCTTGAAAAAAAGGCAGAGACGGAGCGGCTTGCTGCAGTTGAAGCGGCAAAACGCGACAACCTCGCGAAAATCAAGCAGCTTGAGTCCGAAAAAGCCGCTTTGCAGGCGAATGCAAAAAAGGCTCCGCCCAGTACTCAAAAGGAGCGCGTGAAGTTTTACCTTGAGGAGTGCCTGCGCAGTTTTAACGCTGCTGTCGAGGCGTTTAATTCTCTGCCCGACGAGGAACGTGAAAAGCCTAAGACGGCGATTAAGACGATGGTTGAGAAGATGGCGGAGGCAACTAAAATACTCGATGAAAAGGGGGATAAGTCATGATCAAAAAGAAACGTGTCGCCGCGCTGTGCAAGTCGTGTAAGCACTTGCAGATGCAGACTATGCCTGACAATACTCAGTGGATAGGAAACGGCGTTGCGATGTACATCCTTGCAGGAATTGAGCCGATGAGTGCCGAGAGCTTGGCTTCGATGCTCGATTACACGGAAAAGGACTTCTCCAACATTACTTTTTTCGACGGAAAATGGCCTTCGGAGTTATTCGCCGAGAGCAATGATAGCGAGGTTCAGATTGAAGCTCCGCCCAAGCGTATAATTATCAAGGGTTCCGAGTATCTAATCTTTGAAACCGATGAGAAGCTGATATTCATCGACGGTGACTATCTCAAACCGGTTGTTACCGACGCTCAGAGCACGTTCTTTATGCGCAGGATTCCAGAAAGCAATTGCATTCTTCTGTGCGTGAAAAAGGGATTTTTCCCCGAAGCGGTTATTGCCGGAGTTGAATTCAGTGAGGAAGCCATAGAGGATTTGTTTAACGATTTAGCGGTGATCATCACATCTATCCAAAACAAATTCACTCCGCAGTCTGAAAGCACAACATATAACGAAATCAACGAAGAACAGATGATGATAGACAACGGGGGTGATGAGAATGAGCAAATACATTGAGCGGGAAAAGGCGATAGAGTGTATAAGAAATTATGCCCTTGAAGTTTATGGCGCTGATTTGACGGAGAGCCAACAACCGTTTACCAATGAAGCCAAGACAGACAATTTTTGCGAGGGTTTGTACGAAGCAACCGAAGTAGTTGCCAACGTCCCCGCTGCTGATGTTAACCCTGAAAGGCATGGACGGTGGAGCGATGAAATGGTTGCAGTCAATGAAGAAGCGGTGGGTTACCATAATGATGACGTGCGATTTGGCTTCCAATGCTCGGAGTGCGGCGGGGTGTTGAACTACAAAACAAAGTACTGCGGTAATTGCGGCGCGAAAATGGATGGAAAGGACTGTGAAAACGATGACCGATAAAGAACGACTTATTGAGCTGCTTGAGCAGGAAAAAGCATTTTCGCGTTGTATGACAGACGACGAGCGCCGAGAGCGGCTTGCTGATTTTTTGCTTGAAAACGGTGTAATTGTATTACCCGTTCCAGTTGACTCCCCGTGCAGAATACGTAAAGTTATTGTTGGCAGAAAGAAAATCAAGAGGATAGATTTTGAAGATGCTGTAGTTACTGGGGTTGGCTTATTTACAAAGAGCAAGAGCGGCGCTCAAATTATGTCAATGCAGAATGTTTTCCCAACAGGAGGTAATAGCGACAATGGATAGACTGACAGTTAATTCAGACATTCTTGATGGGCACTATAAGTTAAAATGTCTGTGTAGTAGTATTGTTCCCGAATACGAAAGAATTTGTCGTGATTATTGTGAAATAAACGCCGATTGCGAATTTTGCGGCATACGCGAAGCATTTGACCGCCTCGCCGCTTACGAGGATACGGGACTTAGTCCCAAGGAGATCACAGTCCTCATAGCCGACAACCAGCGGTTGCACGCTCTTGTCGATGCAGTTGAAGAAATTCTGAAAGGATAGTGACGACCGATGAAATCAAGAATAGTAAGGCGAACCGGAAAAGAAAAAGCGTGGACGGTGTCGACCGGAGCTGTTGATCCGTTTGTTAAAGCGTCAAGAGAAGCGGCGGTTTTTATCACCAAACTCAAGGGGTTTGTGGCTGTACATCCTGATGCAAACGGAACGTTGTGGCTTTTCGACAGCAAGGAAAGCGCAAATGCGGCGAAAGGGCAGATGACGAGAAAAGGCATTCAGACCGGAAACAACATCTGCCCTTGTGAAATCGACTACGATAAGGGAACAGTGACGGTTTACAAGGACGAAGAAGAGATGGCAAAAAGGGAGGAGATCAATGATGCGTGAGATTTCGTTCAGAGGCAAGACGTTAAAAGAGGACAACTGGATTTGCGGGAGTTTGTTAGTATATCCTGATGGAGCGTGTTTCATCTGTTGCCCGAACGAGGATAACGCTAATGTTCTTGATAAATACCTTGTTATCCCCGAAACCGTTGGGCAGTACACGGGACTTTGCGACAAAAACGGTATGCGGATTTTAGAGGGGGATATTGTTAAATTATCGGGACATTCCTCTCCGGGGAAAGTTGAATGGAGTTGCGGTTTGTCGGGCTTTTTTATTACAATCAACAGCTCGCATTTTGAACTTGCTAGCTATCTTTATCATCACCTTGAGGTTATCGGCAATGTGTATGATAACCCCGAACTGCTGGAAGGCGGTGAAAACAATGGCGATAAAGAATTACACAACCAAGATTGATGCGGGGGTTTCTCTCGGAGAGATCCAGAGCGCACTTGCAAAGGCAGGAGCGACAAAAATTATGGCAGAGTATAAAGACGGCGAACCGATTTCAATTACATTTGGGATCGCGATAGGCAAAACCCATTGTGCATTTTGCCTTCCGGTAAATGTCGAGGGCGTGGCTGCTGTTCTGAAAAGCCAAAATATCAAAGCCGACAAGAATCAGGTTATGCGTATCGCGTGGCGTAATGTCCGTGACTGGGTTTTGGCACAAATAGCTCTTATTGAAGCTGGAAACGCGGAGATAAGCCAAGTGTTTCTTCCCTATATGACCGACAGCAGCGGGAACACCTTGTATCAGCTTGTTTCGACAGGAAGGCTTTCGCTGCCGAGCTGAGGTGAAAATAAGGAGTATGAACGCATTACTGAAATACCCCGGTTCAAAGTGGCGGATCGCTGAGTGGATCATCTCTCACTTTCCCGAACACAAGGTATATTGTGAGCCGTTCTTCGGGTCGGGCGCAGTGTTCTTCAATAAACAGCCTGTGTACATTGAAACGATCAATGACATTGACAAAAACGTTGTGAATCTGTTTCGGGTTTGTCGGGAACACCCCGAGGAACTTGCGCGGTTGATTGAACTTACTCCGTTTGCGCGGGATGAGTTTTCGGCGTGCTACGAGAGATCCGATGATCCTGTTGAACAGGCGCGAAGAACCATTGTTCGTTATCATCAATCTTTTGGCACTAGCAACAGCAGCAAAAACAGTTGGAAAAACGTTCAGACCTACGGCGGTCCGCGTTGTGCGACAATGTGGAATTATCTGCCAACAGCTATCGCAGAGTGTATCGAGCGGCTTAAGCAAGCGCAGATTGAGAACATTGACGCGTTGGAACTTATTCGGCGTTATGATGACAAGGATACGTTGATCTATTGCGATCCGCCGTATTTGCCAAGTCTGCGCAAGAGGTCAATATACGCTTGTGAAATGAACGAGGATAGGCACATCGAGTTGCTTCAAGTGCTAAAAGAAAGCAATTCTATGGTCGTAGTGAGCGGCTATGACAGCGAGCTCTACAACCGCGAGTTATCAGGTTGGAATATCGATACGATAGACACGACGGCTCAATTTGGTTTTCACAGGACCGAAAAAATCTGGGCGAATTTCGAATTTGATAAGCAGTTGAGACTTGGCTAAGATGTCTATGATGAAAGGAGACAGCGTGAAAGATTTTGTAATTTATTCGGTGGATACCGAGACTACCGGACTGAAGTCCGAAACGGACGAGATCTTGCAATTGTCTATTGTGGACGAGCAAGGGAATGCGGTCTTTAATGAGTATTTCTGCCCGTCTTATCATCTTTCGTGGGACGAGGCTGAAAAAATCAACCATATTACGCGTGAGATGGTTGTGGATAAACCAACGATAAAAGAGCGGCTTTCCGAGATCAACGCAATTTTCGCACGGTGTAACGCAATTGTAGGATACAACACGGGGTTTGATCTTGCGTTCCTCAAGGCTGCTGGGGTTGAGATCCCGAGAGTAGCTGTGATTGATGTTCAGCAGATGTACATGGGATTCGTTGCTGAATTTGGAGAGTGGGATTGGGAACACAACCGTCCGAAACGGCGGTCTTTGAAACAATGTGCGGAGTTTTGCCGCTATGAGTGGAATGGTGAAGCTCATGACAGTCTGGCAGACGCGAGGGCAACAATGGCTTGTTATTACAAATTAGCTATGGTGCATAAGAGATTTAAGGCAAGCGGGGAGGTGAAATCATAAGATGGGTAAAATCAAGAACCAAACGCGCGAGCAGAAGGAAATACATAACCGCGCGGTCAAGATCCGCAAAATGACCGATGAAGAATTGGTCAGGCGTTTTGATGCTGTTAAGCACACGGTAACGCCGGGTGATAACAAAATGGCTGAGAATATGGTGAAATTGGCATGTGCTGCAGGGGCTAGTGTTAAACAGTTAAATGTTGAGAATATGACGAAGTCGGCGTGTGCCGCAGGGGTTAGTATTGAACAGCTTAGCACCAAGAAGGCGGATTGCGTTGAGGAATACAGTGTGAAGGAATTTCTTCATGATCTGGAGGAGGCGGATCTTCGTGGGATTGGAAAGATAACGATCAAAAAGATCAGCGAATTTGCTAAGGAAAAAGGGTACATCTAAGGGGGAAAACGAAATGACGCTTAAAGAATTGAACGAGTACGGCATACTTAAAGCACACATTGAACAATGCCGCGACCAGATACGTGAGATCAACAGCAGAACGGTACGCTCCCCGGCATTCAATACAAGCGGAATTTCAAACAGCCCCACAGGTCGAAATCCTATGGAAGAAAGGTACATCAAGGCTATTTCGATTAAGGAGAACCTCGAGCATATGATTGCTTATGATGAAAAGCAAATCAAGCGCATCGAGCGTTATATATCCAACATCAGAGATTTGCGTACTCGGTTGATTTTTGAAATGCATGTCTATGGGAGCAAGCAATTTTTTATAATTGCCATGAAACTCGGCGGTCGTAATTCTGAGGAAAGCGTTAAGCATTTATTTTACAGATATTTGCGAGATCACCCGCATGGATAAAAAGCCGGCGCTGCTTTTCGAGGCAGCGCCGTTTATAATAACTATTCGTTTTCGGGAGGCGTGAAAAAATCGTCGACTTTCAGACCGAGAACGTCAGCAATCATCTTTGCGTTAGACACAAGGCAATCACCGCGCTTTTCCAAATCTTCAATAGTACGCCGAGAAAGCCCTGTAAGCTCGGACATTTTCGGTACGGATATTCCCGCTTTAAGGCGGTGCTGCTTGATGTATAACACTTTATCACCTCACTTCACAAAGAAGAACCATATTACACCAACGATGGCGATCAAGGTGACCGCAATATCAAAAATGACGAATGCCAGCTTGAAAATATCTTTTTTCATAAAACCCCTTGACTTCCTTTCCGAAATATGATATACTTTCAATCAGGGAGGCGGTGGCTGCCGTCTCCCCTTTTGAAAGCGGAGCGTCTTTAGAAGAACGTTCCCTTAATGACCGCCCAGATCGTGCCGATTGTGATGACCAGCTTTAAGATCTGGGTCAGGAGCTTGTCGATTTGCTTGAGCACTTCGATAAGCTCCTTTATTTTTTTGTTCAATTTAATCACCCCCTCTCTATGTTTATATTATACCACGTTTTAACGTGGCTGTCAAGGGATTTTTTATAATTTTTAAAAAAATTTTGAATTATTTCTCCGTCAACAAATCGTTTCGCTGACGGGATTTTTTGTTTTAATGTTGTCACGAATGTCACGTTTGTCCCGAAGTAAATGTGCTAAAATAAAATTAAATTCTGATACATCAAGCACTCCTAATTTCCGAGCTAGCCCGGCTCGGTCGAAAATTAGGAGGTATTTTATGTCAAAATCAAAAATTCCCGATTTGCAGGCGATTGCAATGCCACCAATAAAGGAGTATCTGGAGGCGGTACAGCGCGACGGGTCTAAACTTTGCGCCGGAGATGTGATGCGCGAAACCATCGAATGGCTGAAGACTCACAGATGCGAGGACGCCGTTTCCGTGCAGATGGTGGAACAGTACGCCATGTCGGTGGCACGGTGGGTTCATCTTGAGGAAATGATCTCAAAATACGGATACATAGCCAAGCATCCGACGACCGGAGCGCCGATGCAGTCCCCGTATGTAACAATGGCACAAGGCTACCTTAAACAAGCCGCCGCAATCCGCGCGGAAATACTCCTGTTGGTAAAGGACGCACGTCCGTCCATGACAGCAACTGTACGGGAGGTGGTTTACGGTGGATAAACATCCCGAATATTTTCTCGCGGACATTGAAGCACTTATTCCCTATGCAAGAAACGCCCGTACACACTCGCCGGAGCAGATCGCGCAGATCGCAGCGTCAATAAAGGAGTTCGGCTTTCTCGCGCCTGTCGTGGTTTCTGAGGATAACACGATCTTGTGCGGTCACGGTCGCTTCTACGCGGCGCAAAAGCTCGGATTAAAGAAGATACCCTGCATCAAGGAAAGCCATCTCACAGAGGCACAGCGCCGCGCATACGTTATTGCTGACAACAAACTCTCTTTGAATGCCGGCTGGGATGACGAACTTCTCGCGGTTGAGATTGCCGACTTGCAGGGCGAGGGATTTGATCTTTCGCTGACGGGTTTTTCCGAGGATGAAGTTGCCGATTTGTTTTCAACGGGAAGCTCGGCGGCAAAGGACGATGATTTTGACCTTACAACAGCTCTCGAAAACGCATCCTTTGTGCAGTGCGGAGATATCTGGACGGTAGGGCGGCATAGGTTGATGTGCGGAGATGCGACAAAGGCGGAGGATGTTGCCGCGCTGATGAATGGGAGCCGCGCAAATCTCGTGCTTACAGATCCGCCGTATGGTGTTTCTTTTACATCGGCGAGCGGCTTGAAAATACAGAACGACAGCATCAAGGGCGAGGATTTTTACAATTTCCTTTTACAGTCGTTCAAGAATATGGCGGCGCACCTTGAAAGCGGCGGAGCGGCTTATGTATTTCACGCAGACACCGAGGGATTGAATTTCCGACGAGCGTTCACGGACGCCGGCTTTCATTTAGCAGGATGTTGTATCTGGGTGAAAAACTCGCTGGTTCTTGGAAGATCCGATTATCAGTGGCAGCACGAGCCGGTTTTATACGGATTTCTGCAGAACGGTAAGCACAGTTGGTACGGCGGCAGAAAGCAGACTACAATCTGGAATTTTAATAAACCGAAACGCAACGCGGAGCATCCGACGAGCAAGCCGCTCGACTTGCTTGCTTATCCTATAGGCAACAGTTCTCAGGAAAACGCTATCGTGTTAGATACGTTCGGCGGGAGCGGCTCTACACTTATGGCGTGCGAGCAGACGAACCGTATTTGCCGCACCATGGAGCTTGACGAAAAATACGCGTCTGTTATTTTGCGTCGCTATGTTGAATTCACCAAGCGCTCCGATGATGTGTATGTAACGCGCGATGGTGAAAAGCTCTTTTTCTCCGACCTTGTCAAGGAGGTGGAGAAAAGTGTGTGAATTAACGTTAGGTTCTCTTTTTGACGGGAGCGGTGGCTTTCCATTGGGAGGTATGCTTGCCGGGATAAAGCCGCTCTGGGCTTCGGAGATTGAGCCGTTTGCGATATGCGTTACCGAGAAACGTCTGCCGGATATGAAGCATTATGGTGATATTAACGGCTTGAACGGCGCTGAGCTTCCGCCTGTGGATATTATTACGTTCGGAAGCCCATGCCAAGACATGTCGCTTGCCGGACGGCGCAAAGGCTTGAGTGGATCTCGGTCAAACTTGTTTTTCCAAGCGATCAGAATAATAAAAGAAATGAGGTGCGCTACAAATGACAGATATCCACGATACATCGTATGGGAAAATGTTCTCGGAGCATTTTCAAGCAATAAGGGAGAAGATTTTCGAGCAGTTCTCGAAAGCGTGTGCAAAATCAAGGACGAAAACGTGTCTGTTTCTCGACCTGCGAAGTGGAACACAGCCGGTCAGATCGTGGGAGACGGTTTCTCCATCGCTTGGCGAGTCCTCAACGCGCAATTTTGGGGAGTGCCCCAACGCCGCCGTCGTATCTTTCTTGTCGGATGTTTTGATTCAGAATGCGCCGGAAAAATACTATTTGACTCCGACGGCATGTCGGAGTATTCAGCGGAACGCTTCATTGCGTGGCAACAAGCTGCCGGAGGTTTTGGCTTATGCGCTTCAACAGCAAATTCTGCGGGATTCTGTCCAACACAGTCCGCAAAAGCGCGAGGAATAGGTTTTGAAGATGAGGCTGCGCCGACTTTACGAGCCGAAAACATTTCCGCGATCGTTTATGAAAATCATTCGCAGGACGGCAGATATAACGGTCCTCTTGATGTTGCTCCGACAATCGGGGCAACATTAGGTACCGGGGGAAATAACGCGCCGCTTGTGGTCGGTATTTATGATGTTCGTTTTACATCGGAGGGAACTAAGAATGTGCGGCACAATGTTTACCGTACTGAAACTGCAAGGACGCTTGATACGGGCGGTAATTCTCCGGAAAAGAATCAAGGCGGAGTTGCCGTTGTAGCCGTTCAGGGAAGCTTAATAGGGCGCGAGCCGCCGAACGGTCCGCAAGGGAGCGGCTTCAATAACGAAGTTTCATTTACTTTGAATACGTCAGATCGTCATGCAATAGCTTACGGAATTGACCGAGCGGCTTTTAATCAAGGGCAAAACGCGAAATATGACATAGACATTGATGTGGAATCCGAGCCGACGATCGTTGCCCGAGGCGCTAATGCCGTAGCAGTTCCTGCTTACTCTGCCTGCCGCGCGTCCTTTTATTCACGAATAAATGAAGAAATTGTCGGAACGATAACAGCCTCAGACTGCAAAGGCGCTCCTGTTGTAAATGATGTAGAGTACATAGTGCGCAGACTCATGCCTTGTGAATGCGCTAGACTTCAAGGCTTTCCGGATTGGTGGACTGATATCGGTGACGATGCTCCGTCAGCGGAGAAAATTGAACGGTGGAGCAACATCTTTCAGGATTACAATAAAGCACTCGACAGAGCGGTAAAGCCTAGATCACATAAGCAAATTGAAAAATGGCTTCGGCATCCGCAAAGCGATTCAGCTGAGTATAAACTTTGGGGAAACGGAGTTGCCTTGCCTTGCGTCTATTTCGTTCTCGCGGGGATTGCTTGGTACAATTCCGACAAAGCTCTGTAGAAATGTTTGTACAGTAGTTGTATTGATAATTTCTCGGATCAGAGTTAAAATGTCACTACAACAACAAAAAGGAGGTTAACAGCATGATTATTGAATACGGTCAGCTTGGAGCAAACAGGAAGGCATTTGTGAAAGTGATCGGCGAATTGCTGAACGCAGCGCCCGAATACCTCGGAGCGCCTACAATGGCTTACAAAATAGCCGATTGTACTGTCACACGCAGCGGCAATTTGGAATTACCTGATGATATGGACAGTGCGGCGCTCGTTGAGCGGCTTGCAGAGCGCGGATTTCGCGCTGTGCCGGCGGTTGGCGAGAACAATGAAGAAACTATACCCGAAGAGGCAAAAGCCCCTCAAAGCGCAAATTTCGGGCTTACGGTGGAAATGCCAAAGGATCACGTCAATGTTGATAATATCAACAATCTGATCGCGGCAAAGGGGGAACTGATCAGAAAGGCTTTAGGGATTAGCGCTTTGCCTGTTGAGGTAGGCGAGTTTACAGTCAAGTTCCCGTGGTTTGACCGCGAACTTGCTGCCGATGAGGTCGGAGCATATACGCGGTTTATTAGTGCAATTTGCGAGCTCTCACTGCAATCTAAGCGTATCAGTCCGAAGTCAAAGCCGGCGGAAAACGAAAAATACGCGTTTCGGTGTTTTCTTCTTCGGCTCGGGTTTATCGGTGCTCAATACAAGACCGACCGGAAGCATTTGCTTAAAAACCTTGAGGGTTCGTCAGCGTTCAAGTCGCCGAAACAGTCGTTATAATATACACAATGTATCCCCGAAATGATTGTGTACAAATGGTATTGCTATATCCTCCGAAAAGAGTTAATATGTGACTACCGAAAGGGAAAACAAAACACACGGAGGAAACAGAAATGAAAAATACCGAAAAGCAAATCGCGGGAATCAAGAGCCAGACCATCGGGGTTGAGGTTGAGATGAACAACATCACCCGCAGGAATGCAGCGAAGATTGCCGCAGAATTCTTCGGAACGACACGCTACAGCGACACCGCCGGTCGCAACGGCTACTCCACTTGGAGCGCTTGGGACAGCAACGGTCGCGAGTGGAAATTCCAGAAGGATGTCAACATCGCAGGTCCTGAAAGCCAGATGTGCGAATTGGTAACGCCGATCCTCAACTACGAGGACATTGAAACCTTGCAGGAGCTGATTCGCAGGCTCCGCAAGGCGGGCGCGAAAAGCGATGCGACAAGGGGCTGCGGAGTACACATTCACATCGGAGCGAATGGACACACAGCGCACACCTTGCGCAACCTTGCGAACATAATGGCAAGCCACGAGCAGCTTCTTGCAAGCGCATTAAAACTTGATTCACACAGAATGGCACAATATTGCCGCACGGTCGACGAACGGTTTTTGAACGAGCTGAACAGCAAAAAGCCGACCACCATGGCAGGATTGGCTGACATTTGGTACACCACACAGCGCGCGGATTACGGGAGAAACGAGCACTACAACAGCAGCCGATACCACATGCTCAACCTCCACGCGACATTCACCAAAGGCACGATCGAGTTTCGGCTTTTCCAATTTGATGCGCCGAGCGACGGCAAGCAGAACGGACTTCACGCAGGACAGCTCAAGGCTTACATTCAGCTTTGCTTAGCGCTCAGCGCACTTGCAAAGAACGCAAAGAGTGCTTCTCCGAAGCCTCAGCAGACTGAGAACCCCAAATACGCGATGAGAACTTGGCTCCTTCGACTTGGCTTTATCGGGGACGAATTCAAAACAGCCCGCGAGACCTTTACGAAGCGGCTTGACGGCGACAGCTCATTCCGCAGAGAACGCATTGCTTAACAAAAGCAACACTCCCCCTGCCCGCTTCGGCGGGCTTAAGGGGGTAAAGAGGCGGTTAAAAGCCTCGGAAAGGTGGATTTAACATGAAAAAACTGTACTTGGCTTACGGAAGCAATCTTAACGTTCAACAAATGCGGAATCGATGCCCGGGTGCGAGGGTTATCGGAACGGCGGAGATCAGAAACTACGAGCTGCTGTTTAAAGGTTCGCGGAGCGGCTCATACTTGACAATCGAGAAGAAACGCGGCGGAAAAGTACCCGTAGCAGTATGGGAGGTCAGTTCCGAAAATGAAAAGGCGCTTGACCGTTATGAGGGCTTCCCTACATTTTACTACAAAAAAGAATTGGTTATTAATGTAAAACTCCTTGATGGAACGGTTGAAAGACGAGCGGCTTTTGTGTACATCATGCACGAGAACTGTCCGCTTGGAACACCAAGCGAGATTTATATGGATGTCTGCCGCGTTGGATACGAGAAGTTTGGATTTGATGAAAAGTTCTTAAGAGCGGCTTTGGAAAGGAGTACAAGGTTATGAGCAACAAACATGATGAGCGGCTTCACATCACGTTCTGTCCGAAGTGCAGACAAACAGTCGACTGTGTTCCGGCGATATCCCGTGTTGACGGTTCGCTGATCTGCTCGGACTGCGGAACGCGTGAGGCATTGGAAAGTATCGGAGTAGGGAGCGATGAGCAGAATGAGATAATTGAAATAATCCACAAAGCGCAATGGGCATAATTCACACAAATGCGGTCCGGAATATTTGTGAAACATATTTGCACAGATATTCCGAAAAACCGCTTGCTATTTATCCGTTTTAGAGTTAATATACAGTTACCGAAAGGGAAAACCCTACGGAAAACAAAAAACGGAGGACACAAAGATGAAAGCACAGATTGAAAGAATTAACAAGGCACTCGCTTCGAAAGAGAAATGGACTTGGAGGGAGCTTGACATTCAGCCGACATTCGGCGAGGCATACCGTTACAGCCTCAAGTCCGAAAACGAGCTTCCGAACTTCGGCGAGATCATTTGGAGTGAGGATATTGACGCGATACTTGACTGTATGAAGCGCGAGGGAATCATTGAGTTTACAATCTCAAGCAATTTTTCGGGATTGATTGAAACGATAGCCCAATTCATAAGCAGAGGATGCACATTGGACGGCATTGTACAGATCAACGACCGCTGGGAAAGAGACTATCAGACGGGTAAGCGGCTTAAGATCCCTGCGCTTAAAATGACAATCAATTAAACGACATGTACATAAGGAGAAAAGCAACGGCAGAGCGGAGTGAGCGGCTTCGCTTCTGCTCGTTCGGCTTCCGAAGTGATGTGAACAAAAAAAGGTACTGTGGGAAGCCCCACGGGGGCTTGCGGGCTCGTTGACCCCGGGTCGCGCTCAGTTAGTGGCAAAAAAATCGGGGGCATTAAACTAAACTCGGAAAATGAAAGGGGATAGGAAAATGGCAAGAAAAGGTAATACAGAGCAAGGAACGGTAAGCAAAAGACGAGCTTCCGGAGACGCGGAGCAGCAGATCATCTATTTGTTGACGCCTGGCACGCCGATCTATGTAACTCAAGCGGATATTTGTGCTGCACTTGGGAGAACGAAGTCACGCATAAGCCAAATCACAGGTGACGGCATTATCCATAAAACAAAAACATCACACGGTATGTTATACAATCTATTTGAAACCGTGAAAGCCTACTGTACGTATCTTGAGGAACGCAGTAAAAAGGTCGACGAGGATACGGCACAGCTTGACTTGCGCAAGAAGCTGGCGGACGCAGAACTCAAGGAAGCTAAAGCGGATATGGCAAAGCTGTCCGCCGATGAGCTTCGAGGGAAAATGCACCGTTCCGAGGATGTCCAGGCTATGACTGCGGATCTGCTGTTTTTTGTGCGTGGTTCGATCACGGCGCTTGCCGGACGGTGCGCAATGGACTGCGCGGCTTCGTCCGAGCCTGCCGAGGTACAGAAGATCATCGAACGTGAGGTGAACGACATTCTCAAAGACTTGTCCGAATACAAATACGATCCCAAGCGGTATGACGAGCTTGTCCGGCAGCGAATGAATCGCGATGTATTTGATGATGAAGATGAGGAATCCGAGGAATAAACAATTTATTAAAATGTGATAATAACGGAATACGATATTTGTGCAACATTTTTTGAAATGGTGTCACGAATGTCACGATTGTCACAAATCATCTGTGGTATAATCATAATTGAAATAGAATATTTCTGTTGACGTTCCATTTTCCTCCGTTTGGCGGCTTGTATTTTTGACAAGCCGCCTTTTTGGTAGGAAAATTTAGAGGGTGAATTGAGTGAATCATTATGAGGATAACGAGCAGATCAGTCTGTTTGATTGGGCAGCGCTGCAGTCCTGCAAGTACCCCGAACTGAATGTGATGTTTCATATTCCGAACGGCGGAAAGCGAAACGCACGAGAGGGCGCACGGTTCAAGCGCATGGGCGTTAAATCGGGAGTTCCCGATCTGTTTCTTCCTGTGCCGCGCGGAAAATATCACGGGTTGTTTATCGAACTCAAGTCTGCCAACGGAAGACCAACCGAACACCAAAGAGAATGGCTCAGCCGGCTTTCAGCGCTCGGATATGCCGCATGTATTTGCTTTGGCTGTGAAGAAGCCCAGCGCGATATTATCAAATATCTTGAAAGCAAGTTATAAATTTATAGTTTTGCAGGCGCTTGCAAAAATTTGCGTTGTGCCGTCTTATCTTGACGGCAGACCGCAGATTTTCTGCAAATAAAAACCGTCTGGCAGAGCGCGGATTCGGAAACAGGGTCAAGCATAATATTTTAGTCTGATAACCACCGCGCTTTCCGGCGGTTTTCCTTTTTTGGAGGTGCAAAATGTATCGCGCAGAGACCGAGCAGGAGCGGGCGGCAAAGCTCAATGCCTGTCTTAGTAAGGTCTTGAATGCGATGAAGCCGCCGGAAAAAATCACCGTTTCGGAATGGGCTGACAAAAATCGCCGTTTGTCCTCGGACGCATCGGCAGAGGTCGGGAAGTGGAGAACATCCCGCACCCCGTATATGAAGGAGATCCTTGATTGCTTTAACGATCCAAGGATCGAACATATTGTTATTGTCGCCGCATCGCAGGTCGGAAAATCCGAAACGCTGAATAACATGATGGGCTACTGTATTACCGAGGATCCTGGTCCGATATTGCTTGTCGAGCCGACCAACGATGACGCGAAGGCTTACTCGAAGGAGCGTATAGCGCCGATGATCCGTGAAACAAGGTGCTTGCGCAAAGTTATAGCGCCGCCTAAGAGCCGCGATTCAAGCAATACCGTTTTACAAAAAGCGTTTATCGGCGGAATGTTGACGCTTACCGGATCGACTGAAGCGCACGCGCTGTGCTCGCGCCCGATACGGTATCTTTTCGGAGATGAACGCGACCGCTGGGCAGCGTCGGCAGGATCCGAGGGAAATCCGTGGGAACTTGCTACTGCCAGAACGACTACATTCTATAATAGAAAAATGGTCGAGGTGTCAACACCAACTGTAAAGGGTGCGAGCAATATCGCTTCTGCGTTTGAAACGGGGACGAAGGAACGATGGAAAAGCCAATGCCAACATTGCGGAATGTATTCCGAAGTTCAGTTCGAGAATATACGTTTCGATTATGATACAGTCGGAGTGGACGAAAACGATGAGAAAATTTTTGACATCAAAGAAATTTTCTATACATGCCCGCTGTGCGGCGGAATATCAACAGAGCACGAAGTAAAAAAGCAACCCGCAAAGTGGGTAGCGGAAGCCCCGAAAGCCGCAAAACTGCACAAAACGCGCTCTTTTTGGTTGACAGCGTGGGTGTCGCCGTGGGCAACGTGGAAAGAAATCCTTTTACAATACTTACAAGCCATTGGTGACTCTGAGAAGATGCAGGTCGTATTCAACACTAAATTCGGCAAGCTGTGGGAAAATCGCGGAAATATGGCTTCGGAAGATGACGTTATGGCTCGGCGCGAAGAATACGCAGCGGAATTGCCGGATGGAGTTCTGGCTCTGACGTGCGGTGTTGATACACAAGATAATCGCTTAGAGTATGAGGTAGTTGGATACGGACACTTCGGCGAAAAATGGGGCATCAAAAAAGGCATCATTATGGGCAGACCCGATACTGATGAGGTATGGGAGCGGCTTGATGATGTGATAAGTCATAAATACACATTTGCTGACGGTGTTTCTCTTAGGATCTCGCTGACGTTTGTTGACGAGGGTGGTCATTTTACTAAAGAGGTAAGGCTGCGGTGCTTAGAACGCTTTCACAAAAATGTATTTGCAATCAAAGGTGCTGCCGGAAATCGCGATATTCCGTACACATCTCCACCGAAGCGTCAAAATATCGTTATCAGCGATGAGAAAAACAACGCCCAAAAAATCATTCCCACATGGGTATATGAGATTGGCGTCAACGCAGGCAAACAAAAGATTTTTGACGATTTGAGAGTACAAACTCCCGGTGCGCGTTACTGCCATTTCCCAAAGCGCGATGATTACGGGAAAGCATACTTCAAATCGCTGATGTCGGAACACTTGGTGTACGACAAAAAGAAAAAGAGAAATCCATGGCAATGGGAGAAAATTCCCGGTCATGAGCGTAACGAGGGACTTGACTGCCGCAACTACGCGAACGCGGCATTTGAAGTGGTCGATCCCGATCTTGACGCGATAGAAACCCGACTCAGAAATATTCGTGCCGGGAAAGTTCCCGAGAAAAAGAAAAAACCGAAAAAGCCAACAGCAAAACGAAGAAGCGAAGGCTTTAATGATTGGTGACAAGCGAGGCGAGGAAAAATGATCAGCAAGAAAACTGCGCGTAAAATGTACAATTATTATACCGAGCGGATAGATCAGTTGATACAAGCTCAGACAGCTCTGACCGCAGGTGGTGTAAAGTCCTACACCATCGGTGACAGGCAGGTAACCAAGTTTGATCTATCACGACTCTCGACCGAACTGGATGACGCGGTCAACAAGCAGGCGTACTACAATGCGATACTGCATAACAGACCTACTCGCGCGATCTGCTCGATCATTCCGAACGACAAGTGAGTATATGCTCCAATAGGGGCTTTTTTTGTGCCCTTGTGGGGCATATGCTGCGGATATGCGGCGAGTTTTTCTCCTTTCGCGCCAAGTATCCGCTTACGATAATATCACAATTCAGTAAACATAGAATGAGGTGAACGAGCATGCGCAATGTCAGAGCACACATAGCGAGCGGCTACTCCGATGCGGGTGCTTCGCACGAGAAAAATTCGCTGAAAAAATTTAACGCGCGATCCGGATCGGCGGTCGAGGATATTGATTTCAACAACATGACGCTGAGACAGCGCGGACGTATGTTGTATATGGCATCTCCTATTGCCGCAGCGGCGATCAATACCAACTGTACAAAAATCGTCGGCAAAGGTCTGCGCATGAAATGCAACATCGATCACGAATTGCTCGGATTAAGTCCCGAAGCAGCAAAAGCTTGGTGTAAAAGAACCGAGGCAGCGTTTCATTCGTGGTGTAATGACCGCCGAAATTGTGATGCTCTTGGTTTAAACAATTTCTTTGAATTACAGTATCTTGCTGTGAAGGCATGGTTGATGAGCGGCGATGTGTTTGTGCTGTTGAAGCGCGAGAAGTCAACCCGGAATCAGCCGTTTTCACTGCGCCTTCAGCTTGTGGAAGCTGATAGGGTGTGCACTCCATACAGCGGCGCCAATAAGGTTTTTAATGTTACCGAGGGCGAGTACAACGGAAATCCCATACACGATGGGGTTGAGGTGGATGGCAATGGGCGAGTTGTGGCATATCACATCTGTCCGTATTATCCCGGATTTACGCCGTTTGCAAAAACGAAAGATCTCAAATGGACACGAGTTGAGGCTGTCGGAAAGAAAACAGGAATACCTAACATATTGCAAATTATGAATGCAGAACGTCCCGATCAGTATCGGGGCGTTACCTTTTTGGCTCCTGTCGTTGAAATATTGTTGCAGGATCGCAGACACATTGAAGCTACGCTGACAGCGGCTATCGTTCAGACGTATTTCACAATGGTAGTTAAAAAGAAGGGCGACTTGACCTCCTCAATGCTGCCTAGTAATCAAATAAATAATGATGAAGAAGATGATGAGACCGATGACGACTATTACGATGATACCCCCGAATATGTAATGGAACCGGGAGCATGCATCACGGTCGGAGACGATGAGGATGTTGAATTTGGAAACCCCAATATCCCAACAGCAGGGTTTGAGGAATTCAATAAAACGATAATCAAGCAAGTCGGAGGAGCGTTGGAAACGCCCTATGACGTACTCATCAAGGAGTTCAACAGCTCGTATTCAGCCGCAAAGGGAGCGCTTGAGGAATACTGGGAAGTCGTTAAAATGCGCCGTTCATGGGTTGTAAGCGACCTTTGTCAACCTGTTTATGAGGCTTTTTTGGCTGAGGCGGTTGCCCGCGGGCTGATCAACGCGCCGGGCTTTTTTGACGATCCAATTATTCGAGCGGCTTGGTGCGGAGCTCGCTGGGATGGCCCAGCGCAGACGCATCTTGATCCCGTTAAAGAAGCGGTCGCGAATGCGCGTGAGGTCGAACATGGATGGAAAACAAATGAACAGGTCACGCGGGAATATTACGGCGAGAATTGGGAGGAAAATATGCACGTTTTGAGGAACGAGATGGCACTGATAAACGAGATAATGCCGCCGGCAACGAGCGGAAGGGAGGCGAACGTCAATGCCAAGAGCAAGTAATATCAGTATTGAACGTGAGCATTACGCGCTCAATTTTGATAAAAGCACCGGGAAAGCCGAGATAAAGATGTACGGACAGGTCGTTAAAGAGCGCCCTGTTGACGGGTGGACGGGCAAGGAAATAAAAGGCGATTTTATTATAAGCTCGGAATTTGTTAACGACATTGAAAAACTTGACAAATGCAAAGAACTGAATATTCGCCTTGATTCGGTCGGCGGTGATGTTCAGGCGGCTATAGTTATACACAACCGCCTGCGCGAGCTGGCGAGAAACGGTATCCAAATTAACTGCACCATTGATGGTGTGGCAATGTCGGCCGGTTCTATGATTATGTGCGCTGCCGATCATGTTTCGGTTTCCGAGGAATCGCTGATCATGATCCATAAATCCAGCGTATCCATATTCTTCAGCTGGCTTAACGCGGATGAGTTACGCAAAATGGCTGAGGAAAACGATAAGTACGACGCGGTTATCGTTGCCGCGTATAAGCGAAAAACGGGGCTTGACGAAAAGGAACTGCTTGCGATGATGTCCGAAGAAACGTATATGACAGGCAAAGAGGCTGTTGAGGAAGGATTTGCGGACGAGCTTTTTGAAAGCGAGGACAAAGTCGAGATCGCGGCGTGTGCGGACAGGCAGTCGCTTTTAATCAACGGCAGAATGTTCCCGCTTTTTGGAATGCCCTGCCCCGATGTTCCTACGGCAAAAACGCCCGAAAGCAATACGGGCGCTGCAAATAAACAAAATGAGGAGGTCACAAAAATAATGGCAAATAATTTGTCCGAACTTAAAGCGGAAAATCCGCAGCTCGCCGCTGCAATCGAAAAAGAGATTTTGGCGGCAAGCACGGCAGATAAGAAGGCCGCCGAGGACGCGGCGGTGAAAGCTGCTGTTGAACAAGAACGCAGCAGATTGGCGGAGATTGACGAGATAGCGCAGCTTTACGATCCCGATATCGTAAAAGCGGCAAAGTACGGCGATAAGGCGTGTTCTGCGGCGGAGCTGGCTTACAGAGCGGCTAAGGAAAACGCGAAAAAGGGAGCTAAGTTTATCTCGGACGTGGAAAATGATTCTCATGGATCGGGCGTTGACGGTGTACAGGCATCGGCGGCTCCTGAACTTGGTTCTCCGCACGTCAAGACGGACGATGAGAGGCTTGCCGAGGCGCGAGCATTTATGAAATCTGTAAAGGAGGACATGAAGTAATGACTACAAAGCTGAATAAAAAGGTTATTACCTGTGAGCCGGACGACCTTATTGTAGGCACACTTCCGCACGCAAGGGTAGGCTCGGGCATTATCGCGGCAAATGCGGGTACTCTGAAGCGTGGTACGGTACTTGCAAAGAATTCTGCCGGAAAGCTGGATATTCTCGGAAAGGATACCTCCGCAAAGCCGTTTGGAGTGCTTTGTGATGATGTGGAAATCAAAGAAGAGGAAGCGACTGCCGCCGTGTATATCGGTGGCAAATTTAATTCCAATAGGATCACGGTGAAGGAAGGTTACACGATGACTGAGGATGATAAAGATACGCTTCGTGCATATGGAATCGAGTTCACTGCGGCTCTTAAATACTGAGGGGGATTGATACATAATGGCAGAACAAGCTTTGGATTTTTTCAGCAACTATATGCTTACTGCGGCTCTTGAGATGGTGGAACCGGAAACGCTGTTTTTCCGCGACCGTTATTTTCCGACAGAGGCAGGAGATATTTTCAACTCGGACAAAGTTCTTGTTGAGATCCGCAAAGGCAGCCGCAAAATGGCTCCGTTTGTAGCAGACCGCATTGACGCTATACCTATTGAGCGCAGAGGATACGAAATGCATGAGATCGAGCCGGCTAGGATCGCAGTGTCAAGGTCTCTGACATTGGACGATTTGAGAAAGCGCGGATTTGGTGAGGCGTTGTACTCTAATACTACGCCTGCGCAGAGAGCGGCTAGGCTTGAGATCGAGGATATGACGGAAATGAACGCGCGTATCAACCGCCGCGAAGAGTGGATGTCGGCACAGACGATTATCAACAATGCCTGCACGATGCAGGAATATGTTGATGCCAATACGAAGGGGAACGCGAAATACGTTCAGTTTTACGAGAATAACGCTTCGGAGCACAAGTTTACCACAGCAAATCCGTGGAACGGCAATAAAGCGGCTATCGTAGGAGATACAGCGGCGATGTGTTCTATGCTGACGAGATGGGGCATGAATCCGACCGATATGATCATCGGTCCCGATATCGCGGACGTTTTCTACAGAAATGATGAGATTTGCCGTCTGCTTGACAAGAACCTCGCGGTAAACTTTGGCAGTATCGATGAGAAGATCATCTATCCGGGAGTTTCCGTGTTGGGTCGCAACATCAATTTCAGAGGGCATCCGCTGACGATTTACGTTGTATCCAATTCCTACGAGGATGATGAGGGTAAGAGTGTCCCGTATTTCCCATCGGACGGTGTTGCGATCACATTCCCGAAGTGCGGTCACACTATGTACGGGCGCGTGGATCAGATGCCGTATGGCTCTATCAACTATGAATCTGTGGCAGCTCGGCGTGTTCCGAAATTCTTCTGCAACAACGAAGCGGAAACGCGCGGATTGAGGCTGCAGACCAGACCGTTAGTAGCACCAAGAACGTATTGTCCGTACATCTTTGCACCGTCGGTCGTTTCTTAACGGTAAATTTGAAAGGAGAAACAATGCTGATCAAAATAACACAGGGCAATTACGGGTACAACAACGGAGATTTCGTCAGAGTCAAAACATCATCGGATAAGCCGTTTGAGGTACCCGATGCGGAAGCTAGGAGACTTGAGCGGCTTGGAATTGCTAAGATCGTCGGCGCGGGTGCAGTAACGCTTGCAAAGGGGTCGCCGGACAATGAGGATCCGTTCTGCGATCCCGCCGATGATATCAATGTTCCTGTCCCTCTGGGTGACAGCGAGGATGAGGACGACGATGCCGAATATGACGAAGATGATGAAGATGATGTTCCCGAATACGGAGGGGACAGTACAAATGCCGAATTGCAGGCGATTGCAAAAAACTACGATATCGAAGTGCCGCCGCACGCTAACAAGGCTCAGCTGATAGCGGCTCTCGACGAGTTCTTTTACAATACGCCGAACATTAACGCAAGGGAGCCTGAGTAATGGGTTTCAAAGAGATGGTCGAAGCAGATAACGCGGCTGTTTTTATGAATGTCAACGAATTTGCCGAATTTCACACTGTTAAATACGATGGTCGTGAGTTCAGGCATATTCCGTTGGTGCTTGAAAAAATACGACAGTCCGAGTTGTCGCTGCCTGCCACAAATCACACGGACGGGATCTATACTTTTTCCGCTAAGGCTTATTTTTCTTCTGCCGATGTGGAAGGACATTTGCCGGAGCAAGGTAAATCGTTTGAAATTGACGATGGAGAGGCTCTTGGGAAAACATTCTTTAAAAAATACCGTATAGCCACCGTTGATGATGCAATGGGTATGATTTGCTTAGAACTGGAGGGGATTGACGAATGAGCGTTGTGACAGTCCAGTTTGGCGGAGAGTCAATCTCACGCGCAAATGAACTACTTGCGGGAATCAAAGGCGGCGTTGAAAAGGCAGTTCGTTCTGCGCTGCCGAGAGCGGCTTCCTCGCTGCGCTCGGAAGCAGTCAAGGAAATCAGAAAAAAATATGATATTTCGGCAGCAAATATCAGAGCGCGGCACAATGTTTCGATTAAGTACGCCTACGGTGCAAACAGCTCAGCAACAGTGAGATTTTCCGGTAAGAAAATACCGCTACACCGATACAATGGCACATCTCCGGTAAATCCCGAATATGACAGCGCAAAAACCGCGATTGCAGTCATAAACGGCGTAAAGAAAAGGGTGCATCCGGGTGTGACGGCATCAGCGCACCAGCTGAAAGGAACATCGTCGAAGAAGATACCCGGTGCGTTTGTCACAAGGATGAAGTCGGGGCATATCGGGATTTTTGAGCGAACGGGCGGAGTTACGTCAAGCGGCAGCGATGAGATACGTGAACTTCAAGGATCGTCCGTACCGCAGATGCTTGGCAGCGAAGAGGTGGAAACGGCGCTCGGAAAACGCGCTTCGGATGTGTTTGAGCAGCGTATGGAGCACGAGATCTCTCGTATTTTGAACGGATGGAGTGGTTAACAGATGACAATCGTAGCGTTTATGGACGCACTGAGAACGCTGTGCCGAAACGAACTTAAAGGCATGGTATTTCAAGCGGCTGTGCAGAAGGGCGATACCGAAGCGGTTTTCAGAGAACCGCAGGTGTATTTGATGCGGCTGCCGGAAGTCAATAATGCAGAAAAGTTCGCTCCGTACATCATCATACAGCCGGAAACCGCGCGGCATATTCAGAAACCGGGAGATGATCCGAGATTTTTTGTACCGGTACGAATGGTGTTTTGTAACTATTGTGACGATAACGAGCGCGGCGAGATCGAATTGATGAACATCATGGAGCGGATACGGATTCGACTTTTAAAGGACGTAACATTTGGGGGTTCGTTTATGCTTGATGTAAACGAGCCGCTTGAAATAGAGCCTTATTACGAGGATCTGGGTTCGTATCATGCAGGAGAATTACGGGGGACGTTCGTTCTCCCGGCTATCACAAGGGAGGTTGAGGGATTTGGCAAAGACAAAAACGGAATACGAAACTCCGACTTTGGAAGAGGCGACAGCTTCGGAAGTCTCGGAAGTTTCGGCTGATTTGAACAGCACCGAAAGCAATGCGGCGGAAACAGCCGAAATTTACGTTTATTTGGGTCCGACTGTTCGAGGGGTATGTAATCACGGCAGAATTTTTAAAGGCGTTAAAAGCGCGATTCTCGCCGAAATTAGGGGCAACGCCCAGGCAGTAGGTATGGCAAAATGCGCCGCTAAAATGGGTCGTCTGCTCTTCAAGGATACCGAGGTGGCACACGCAAACGAAAAGCTCGTGCAGGGCGGAAACGCACTCAGTGAGGCTTATAAAGCAATCGAGGAGGGATAATAGATGCTCCAGCATGGCATTAACACATACAAAGACGATACCGGCTCAGTCGCGGTGCAGGTAGCGGCGTGCGGAATACCGTTTTTTATCGGCGCGGCTCCTGTTTATGCCGCAAAAGGCTTCAACGCAAAGCCTGTCTTGTGCAACGATTTTGCGGAAGCTAAGGCAGCGTTCGGATATTCCACGGAATGGCGCGATGAAAGTGGCGCTCCGAAATGGTCTATCTGTCAGGCAATGTACGCACACTTTATGCTCGCGGGTATGAGTCCCGCGATTTTTTATAACGTTTTTGATCCTACTGTACATAAAACCAATGTATCGGCGGCGGATTATCCGGTTGAGGAACATTCCGTGGTGCTGCCTATGGGAGCAATCAAAAACGATGCGTTGACGGTGAAATCGGGCGATACGGCGCTTGCCGAGAGTACGGATTTCGAGGCATTTTACACCGATAGCGGTTTGACCATCGAGTTGCTTGAGGACGGAGCAGCTTATGGTGCAGAGATATTGACTATCGCATATGACAGTGCCGATCCGTCCAAAATCACGGCGCAGGATATCGAGTTTGCGGTGGAAGCCGTAGAGATGTGTTACAGCCTTATCGGTATCGTGCCCGATCTGCTTGTCGCTCCCGGATGGTCGAGCAATCCAACCGTTGCGGCTGTGATGGCTGCTAAGGCTCCGTCTGTCAACGGGCTTTTCCGCGCGAAGGCAGTTGTTGATATTGATACCACAAAGGTCACCGAATACGGCGATTTGCTCAAATACAAGAATGACAACGGATTAACGAGCGAGGATATGATTGTTTGCTGGCCTATGGTGCGCAGCGGCGATTATATTTTCGATTTGTCTGTTGTTGCGGCGGGGCTGATGGCTAAGGTCGATTCCGGAAACGGAAACTGTCCGTATGAGTCACCGTCGAATAAATCACTGTCAATCACGGGAGCACTCACAGCCTTGGGAGACGAGGTCACGATCACCATTGCGCAGGCGGATATCGTCAGTGTGACGGACGGTATTGTTACCGTGCTCAACAATGGCGGGTGGACGCTGTGGGGAAATTACCTCGCTTGTTTCCCGAAGATCAGCGACGTAGCGAAAATGTTTGTTTGTACCAATCGTGTACAAGATTGGATATGCAACACGTTTGTTAAGACGTTCTGGCAGTATCTTGACCGTCCGCTTACTCCGGCACTTCGCGATGCTATTATCAACAGCTTTAATAGTTGGTTGAATGGCTTAACCGCAGAGGGTAAATTGTACGGCGGCGAGATAACCTACAACGGTGAACTCAATCCCGTGTCCGCACTCATGGGCGGAACAATCAGACTTGACACGATTGCCGCGTCGCCTGTGCCTATGCAGCGTGTCGATATGCACGCTACTTATAGCGTGGAAATGCTTCAGTCGGCACTGTCTTAAGGGGGTGTAAAGTTTGAAAAACAGTAAAATGAATAGTTCATAAAAAAGGGCACACAAAACCAAGCCCCCCGAAAGCGGCTAAAAAAACAATTAAAAAGAAGGCTAAGAATCGACGTCTGTAAGTTCATCCTTGAAGATATATCCACGTTTTCTAAGGAGAGCAAGACCTTGTGATTTGGATATAACAACAGAATGTTCAATCAGCTTGTCGGCGAGATAGCCTTTTGCAGAATAAGGCTCAAGCTTGGAAAGCATGTTCCAGATAGCGGTCAGGAGCATACGGCATATAGCGATAATGGCTTTCTTATGCCCGCGGCGAGCCTTTATTCTGCGATAACGTACCCCAAACTCGGGGTGTTCTTTAGATTTGATGAGGGCGTTTGCGATTTGTACAAGGATGGGCTTTAGAAATGATCCGGCACGGGATATTCTTGTGGATTTGACCTTTTGTGCGCTGCTGTCATTACGAGGACAACAGCCTGCCCATGAAACAAGGTGCTTTGATGTAGGGAAAACCGACATATCCGCTCCGATTTCGGAAAGTATGCGTATAGCTGTCAAAGGCTCTTTTGATAAACCGGGAACGGTTCTGATAAGATCAAGCACGACGGTATGCGGTTCAGCAAGCCGGAATATTTCAGAATCGAGTTCGTCAATACGCTTTTGCTGTTCATCAATAAAGTCAAGACAGATCTTAAGCTTAGTCGCTTGTTCATGGCAAATCGCGCCGTCAATCGCTGCTTGAATTTCCACGATAGGAGTTTTGCAGCGTTTGTTGACAAATGGTGTTACATCAAAAGTCTCAGCGGGATGCGAAAGGATTTGCTGAATGATGGAACGTGAGGATTTACCAAACACGTCTGAAAACACATCGTCCAGTTTGAGGTTAGAAACGGTAAGACAATTGAGAGCGCGGTTTTTCATGCCGACGATCTGATTTGTCAATTTCATGCGAAATCGCAGTAGGTCACGAAGCTGTCGTATATCCGGCGGCGGAATGAAGCTTGGCTTGACCATATCGCACATAAACAGGTCGCAGATCCATTTTGCGTCCTTGCGGTCGGTTTTGTTGCCTTTTTGTGGTTTCGTGTACTTGGGGTGAGCAAGTGTGACCCAGCAGGTTTTTTCAAGAATGTTGAAGACAGGAATCCAGTACTTCCCAGATGACTCCATGCAAACTTCGGTACAAGAATATTTGGCGAGCCAGTCAGCCAGTTCCCGTAATCCTTTTGAAAAAGAGGAAAAGCGAGCCTCCTTATACTCTGTACGATTGTTTGTATCAGTTATTCCTATACAAGCATAGATCCATGTTTTGTGTACATCAAGACCACAGCAGTTCTTTCGGAAGATTTTAAATGCCATATACATCCCTCCTTTAAATAATTGAGAGATACGGCATTGACTGATTCCCCGGCAAAATCGAGACGATTTGAAAGAGATAAGTTTACGAGCTGTTGGTTTGCGCCATTCGTTGATGCCTTAACGGAGAACCGAACCATATAAACATGCGGGGTTGCCGCTATTCAGCCCCGCCACTCACCTCCTCGGTTTCTGTAGTTGACCGTTTCTCTCAACTACATTATACTACTTTTTTATTTTGAGCGAAAGCACCTTTTCATAACCTCGTCGGTGCCTTTCGCAGAAAGGCGGATTATATACATGAAAATGATCGAAGGTACTATTGCCGCATACGTCTATGAGGACGGAGCGGGTTTTCTCGGACTGCAGGAGATCACGATGCCCGATATAGAACACACCACATTTGAAATGTCGGGACTTGGAATGATGGGCAAGGCAAATTACGGTGTTTTGTCGCAGGTGGAGCCGATGAATATGACAATGAGCTTCCGCGATACTTCGTCGGCGTTTTACACGCTGTCGGAACAGCGTGTCCACATTATCACGCTTGAGGTCGCTAAGCAGGCACATGACAGACAGGCTGGAGAAATTCCCGTGACCGGTATCAAATATGTTGTTCGATGCGAGCCTACCAAGACTACGGGCGGCAGCATAAAACCTGCAACACCGCAGAATGTTTCCATTGATTTCTCAGTTTTCGCGATTCAGGAGTTCGTTGACGGTAAACCGCAGCGGCATATTGATATCGACAACTATATTGATGAGACCAATGGTGTGGATCGCGCCGCGCCCATCCGCAAGGCGCTGAATATGTCGTATTGATTACATAAGATCGGGCGCGGAGCTTTTCGCGCCCGATAATTTTGAAAGGAGTATTTTATGGCAAAGGAATTCAAGGTAGAGGCGGATGTTTCCGCAGATGAGGTATTTGACGAGAAACTTACCGATGATGAGCAGAAGATGGTCGACGATGCCGCTGACAGGATTTTGAACGACCACATCACTCCCGAAGGGTTGTGGGATTTCAAACCCGTCAAGCCGGTTTACTGTAATGGAAAAAAATACGAGGTGCTTAATTTCGATTTTTCTACGCTTAAAGGTGAAGACGGCTTCAATATCGAGAATGAAGTCGAAACCAAATACCACAAGACCGTGTTCAATCCGGCTGTCAGCACGGAGTATTTGCTGTTGATGGCCGTAAGAGCGTGCAAGCAGAAGATCGATATGGACGTGATTATGGGCATGAGCCTTGTTGATTTTAACAGGATAAAGAACAATGCGCGTTTTTTCTTGTTGAACTATGCGGGGTAGAAAATTTACGTCGTAATATTTTGATCTTATCGCACGATTACGGCTCAATAACGTATTGGCTCGGCTTAAAACTGCGCGAAATTCAGCCGTGGATCAGAGAACATAACAGGCTGATAAAGGAAGCTGAGAGCAAGGAGTGAGAGTATGGCAAACCGCGAATATCAGATGCTGTTTCAGCTCGGCGCAAGGCTGAATGGAAATTTCTCCAATACGATGTCGCAGGCGCAGAAAAAACTCCAAACTATCAGCAAGGAGATACAGTCGCTTAGTAAAACGCAATCCGATGTTTCCGGCTATCAAAAGCAAGAGCAGAGCATAGCGCAGACAAATTCACGGTTGGAGTTGTACAAAAAGCAGCTTGAAAACGTGCGGCGTGAGATGGCGCAAAGCGGCTCTGAAAATTCCGCATTGGCAAATAAGGAGCTGGAACTGCAGGAGCGTATTCGTTCAACCGAGGCATCGCTTGTCACGAAAAACGAGCGGCTTGCGGAGATGCAAAAGAAGCTCAGTGACGCGGGTGTAAACGTCGACAAACTGTCCGATGAAAGCGCACGGCTCTCGACTCAGATGGACAAGCTCCGCGAGGAAGAAAAAAAAGCGGCGGAAGAAGCTAAGAAATTCGGCGTTTCGGGAGCTGAGGCGTTTGAGATAATCGGCGGCGCTCTTGTTGCGGCAGGAATAACTGCCGCGCTCTCGAAAATCGCCAAGGAATATAAAGAATGCGTAGATCTGTCAGCGCAGTTCGGTTCGACTATGTCAACAGTCGAAGCGCTTTCCGGCGCGTCGGTTTCGGAGATGAAGCTGCTGTCGGCAGAAGCAAAGCAGCTTGGCGCGACTACGGTATACACAGCCAATCAATCAGCCGAAGCCATGACATACATGGGAATGGCAGGCTGGGACGCTTCACAGATGATCTCCGGCATGGACGGGGTGCTTAACCTCGCGGCGGCTTCCGGTGAAAATCTGGCATCGGTTTCGGATATCGTGACGGATAACCTTACCGCGTTCGGGTTGAAAGCAAGCGACACTGCTCATTTTGCGGACGTCCTTGCGGCAGCGGCAACCAATTCCAACACATCTGTAGGGATCATGGGTGAAACGTTCTCCGGATCTGCGTCAATCGCGGGTGCGCTTGGCTATTCCATCGAGGATGTGTCAACGGCGGTCGGGTTAATGGCTAATGCCGGTATCAAGGGTTCTGTCGCCGGGACAGCGCTTAAGAATATGTTTAACGGTTTGCTTGAGGGAGCAACGTTGACGGCTAAGTCCATTGGCGAGGTTGAATACACATCGATAAAAGCCGATGGAACGATGAAGTCTTTCGGTGAGACTTGCGACGAGCTGCGCGGATATTTTGAACAAATGACCGAGGCAGAGCGTGTGCAAAACGCTATGACGATTGCCGGACAACGCGGATATAACGGCTTGCTTGCTATACTCAATGCTACTGAAGAGGATTACCAGAAGCTTAGCGCGAGCATTGAAAACTGCACCGGCTCGGCGCAGAAGATGGCAAACATAAAGCTCGATAACCTCGCGGGAGATGTTACGCTTCTTGAATCGGCGACCGATGGATTGAAAATGACAATCGGAGGGCTGTACGAGGACGAACTTCGCGGATTAGCGCAGACAACTACCGAGATAATCGGAAAAATCAACGAATTTTGCGAGAGTAATCCCGCTGTTGTTAAAGGACTTATGGCAATTACCACTGAGATCGGACTTTTGGTATCGGGATACATTGTTTTTACAAAGGCGAAAAAAGTCAAAAATTCGCTTGATGCTATAGGTGTGGCGCTTGGAGTAAAGAAAGCGGCAGCATCGGGCGCGGCAGCGGTTGCAACAGGAGCGGAGGCTGCTGCTACCACCGGAGCGGCAGGAGCGCAAAAGTTATTTAATGCAACGCTATTGGCGAGTCCTATAACATGGGTTGTTGTGGGTGTTGCCGCGCTTACGGCTGGACTTGTGGCGCTTCGGGAAGCATGCAAACAAGAGGCATTTGAAACACAAACGCTGTCAACAGCAACGGCGGCGCAGTATAACGAGGTCGAGCGACTTAATTCGGAATATGAAAACGCAGTAGATCTATACGGTGAGACCAGCGACCAAGCACGGGCGCTGAGGTACGATCTTGACGAGGCAACAGCCGCCATAGATGCGCAGTCGTTCTCAGTAAAAGACCTGTATGCTGAAATTGATACGCTGCACAACTCCACAGGCGATTTGCTGTCGAGTATAAACGAAAACACCACGGAAATCGACAACAACTATGAGAGCGCAATGATACTCTCGGCAAAATTGCGTGAGTTAGCGTCAAGTTCGGATAAATCGGCTGCATCTCAAGCTAAAATGGAGCCGATTGTAAAACGACTGAACGAGATGTACCCCGATTTGGGGCTGAACGTTGAAAATGTCGCCGAAAAAATGGGCGACCTTAACGGTCAGATAGAACAGGCGGCACAATCTCAAAGTCTACAAGCCAAATACAACGCGGCAAAGGAAAACCTTTCGGAGTTGTACATAAAGCAGCAACAATTACAAGAGGCGGCAGAAAAGGCCGAAGCAGCAAGACTGCGAGCGGGAGAAGCATTCGCTGATGCAGTTGGAGACAACTTTTTCAGTGCTTTGGGCGGCACCATCACCGGACGTGCTCAAGATACTGAAAAGGCGCTTGACGAAGCATCTGAAAAAGAAAGAGTTGTACGCGAGGATCTTATTGCTATAAATAAGCAAATAAGCGAATGCGAAGCGGCTATGGAAGAGTACGGCAATGTGGTAGCCGGAACATCAGAGGAAACTGTGTCTGCGTATGACGCGGTGTCTATTGCCGTAAGCAATGTTACCGCCGAAACCGAGGAGCTGCTAAAAGCCTACAATGACGCGTATCAAGCCGCATATGACAGTGTTTCGGGGCAATATGCTCTCTGGGATGAAGCAGCAAAAGTTTCTGCCGTATCTACCGATACGATAAATTCAAATCTCCAAGGACAGGCTGACTATTGGAGTAACTACAACACCAATCTTGAGACCTTGCTGGGCAAAGCCGGACAAATTGACGGATTAAAAGACGTTATCGCAACGTTTGCCGATGGCAGCGCCGACAGTGTAAACGCAATCGCGGGTATGGCTTCGGCTTCCGATGAAGACCTCAAAAAAATGGTTGAGAATTGGCAGAAAGTCAAAGAGGAACAGGAGAAAACCGCAAAGGCTCTCGCTGATACCAAGGTCGATTTTAAAACCGAATTGGACGAAATTGCCGAGGATATGAAGGACACAGTGAACGCTATGAACCTAGATGAGGAGGCGAAAAAAGCAGCAGAAGCGACTATCAAGGCTTATGCCGATGCCATTAAAGCGGGACAAGGCTCTGTTACTGAGGCTGCCGACTATGTTGCAGCTGCTACGGCATCTGCGCTAAGCCTTGCAGCCAATCCGAAGACAACGTATGGTCCACAGCTCCCAACATTGCCTGCTTATGCCTCTGGTACGGAATACGCACAATCCGGCATTGCGCTCGTGGGCGAGAACGGTCCCGAATTGGTGCGTTTTCGCGGCGGCGAGTCTGTTGTCAACGCCGATAATACAAGAGCCATTTTGGGTAACTCTGGCGGCTCTGGAGCGGTTTATAATATTTCTCCGTCCTTTGTTATCAACGGCAATGCCGACAGAGGAATGCTGGATAACTTTTCGGCTGAGCTTGTGGAATTGATAAATGACACGATTGACAGGCGCAGCGCAGATGCACGGAGAGGAGCGTATGCATGACTTATACGACCATTCAGGGCGATAAGTGGGACAGTATTGCGTATAAGGTGTACGGCGATACCAAATACACTGACGTGCTTATCTCCGCAAATTACAGATATAGGTATGTATATATTTTTTCGGCGGGTATCGTACTTGATGTACCGGAAGTTGAAACGCGCATCACGCCCGACGAACTACCGCCGTGGAAGAAGGCGAGCGGCTGATGAGCGATGAAAACAAGGCACGGCGCTCCGAGGCGCAAGTCGTTTTTAACGGAGTCGATATCAGTGAGGCGGTCAACGCAGATCTGATATCGCTTACATACGTTGATAACGAAGAAGATGAGGCGGACGATCTCCAGATCAAGGTTGCCGATCCCGAGCGGAAATGGCTTACAAAATGGCTGAATCCGCTTGTGAACAGCGCGGCGCTTGATACAAGCGGTATGAGCACATCGCAGAATACTTCGGGGAGCAGTTCGAGAAGTACGGGTAATCCTAGCTCCGGCGGTGGAAAAGCCTCATACAAGGTCACTGCCTCGAACGGTGTTAATGTGCGCACCAACACAACCAGTAAGGGAAAAATTCTCGGCAAGCTGCCTTTTGGCACGATCGTTGAGGTAAACAAATTCTCGGACGGTTGGGCGCAGATACAATACTCCGGCAGCACAGGATGGATAAAGGGGGAAAATCTAAAGGTCGTAGGCAATTCCAGCGGCGGTTCTTCAAATACATCTTCCTCATCGGGCAGTGCGGCTGCGGCATCGGGTAAGGCGAATAGCTCTGAGGACTGGGCGATAGGAGATGCCGTTATCGTCACCGGTACGCCGCAATACTCATCTTACGGTGAGGGCAAGCCCGGAACGCCTGTCACAGATTACAACGGTAAGGTATCACACCTCAATTTGAAATCGGGAATACCGTACCCGATAGCCGTGGATTATCTCGGATGGTTCGCGGAAAATCAGGTGAGAAAAACAAACGGCTCGGGAAGCGGAGGTTCAACCGGCAGCGGTTCCGGTAAGGGTTTGAAGATATCGGCGGCGATCGTGCGGTGCAATTTTAACTCCGACGGCGCGGACGAAATACTCGACTGCGGACAATTCGAGCTTGATTCCGTTGACGTGAGCGGTCCGCCGAACGAGGTAACAATTAAAGGTACCTCGATAGCGTACAGCAATTCAATACGGCAGGTCGAAAAAAGTAAAGCCTGGGAATCTGTGACGCTCTCTCAGATAGCTTCTGAGATTGCCGAAAATAACGGAATGGCGCTGATGTTCTACTCGGCACTAAATCCGTCTTATTCGCGCGTGGAGCAGTATCAGCAAAGCGATATTTCTTTTCTCAGTATGCTTTGTAAAAATGCGGGGTGTTCGCTCAAGGTCACGAATAACATCATTGTTGTTTTCAATCAGAGCGAATACGACCAAAAGACTGCTGTGAGAACCATTAAATTTGGCGAGGGATATACAAAATATCGTCTTGCTACCAACGAAAATGATACGTACACGAGCTGCAGAGTTTACTGTTCCAAAAACGACGGTACGGTGATCTCCAAAACCGTGTATGTTGATAAATATCAGAATTCCACTAATGATAAGCAGTGCTTGTCGGTTCGCCGCAATGTCAACTCCATTGCCGAAGCGGAAACGCTCGCGTACAAGATGTTGAGGTTACACAATAAATATGAGTTCGAGGCAAGCTTTACGCTTCCCGGTGATCCGTTGCTTACCGCCGGCTCTACGGTAACTCTTGAGGGGTTTGGAATGTGGGATGGGAAATATGCGATAAAGCAGGCGAAGCACGCTCTTTCCCATAGCGGATACACCTCGCAAATAACACTCCGCAAAGCGCTTGATGAGGCGGCAGGAGAATCCGTAGTGGGAGCGGATTCGTCAGGTGCGTCGAATTCCGAATTGGACGATATTGCGCTGGCGGTCATTCGTGGAGAATGGGATAACGGCGTTAAACGAAAAGAGAAGTTGACGGCGGCGGGATATGACTATTCTGCCGTACAAGATCGCGTCAATCAGATGCTTGGAATAAAGTGACCGAAAAAGGTTTTGCAATCGCTTGCAAAATGGGGGTGAATATGAAAATGCTTCGTGTTGGGAAAGTCACAAAAGCCGATATTAAAAAGCGTCTCGTTAAGGTGCATTTCGAGGACGTGAATTTAGAATCCGGGTGGCTTAAGGTCTTAGACACTACGCCATCAACACACTACGAAGACGATCCTAAAGACGCGCCGCGAACCGACACTAAACAGGAGCATTACCACTCTGTGTCATTTGTTTCTTGGTTTCCTAAGATCGGATGTTTTGTGCTGTGCGTGTATAATGACGGTTTCAATGAGGACGGCTTTGTTTTGGGGGAGATCAAATGACGGTAGGCAGTCTTGGCGAGATAGTTTTTTCGGTATCATCCGAAAAGATAGAAACGATCACAAATCTAAAAATCAGCGGATCCGCAAATTACGGCAAGCACCAGCTTCACGGCGGCGATACCGTATTGGAATTTACCGGGCGCGACGCGGATACTATTTCCTTTGAGATTACGCTTGCGGAGCGGCTTGGAGTGAATGTCGAAGAGGAACTTGAGAAAATCGAAAATGCCGAGCGAACCGGAGAAGCACTGACGTTTGTTCTCGGCAAAAAAATCATTGGGAAATACAAGTGGGTGATTACCAAGCACACGGTGAATATAAAGCAGGTCAACAGAGAATTAGCGCCGGTTTTGGCGAGCGTTTCGCTCTCGCTTTCGGAATATGCGCAGAGGTGATGAAATGAATGTTGTGATCAGTTCCGAAGAAAATTACAAGCAGAATTTTCAGGAGAACGACACGGTTCGCTCTGTGATACAAAATATTGCCTTGCTGCTTAACACTAAGAAAGGCACAATACCGATGTACAGGGATTTCGGGCTGCCGATGAAGTTCATAGACAAACCGATAAACGTTGCGGAAACGATGGCAACATTGGAGATCACCGAAGCCCTCAGAGATTTTGAGCCAAGGGCAAAGCTGAATAATCTTGAGATAACAAAAAACGCGAACGGTAAAGCCGTAATTATCGTGGAGGTGACAATATGAGCCGAGCGGCAAGTTATCGGTTCGTGCAAACCGATGCAGCGGAAGTTCTTAATGAACTAATCAATAAATATGAGGAAATTACAGGAAGGACGCTTTTGCCGGCGGACTCGGACCGCGTTTTTATTTCGTGGGTCGCGGATATAATTGTGCAGGAACGGGTTTTGCTTAATTTCGCGGCTAATCAGAATCTTCCCTCTCGCGCTGTCGGAGAAAATCTTGATGCGCTCGGTGAGTTTATATATAACCTTCCGCGCCCCGAAGCCAAAGCCGCGAGATGCACGATGCGCTTTGAGATTGTCGAGCCGCAGGATAACGCGATTGAAATTCCCATCGGAACGCGCGTCACTGACTCAGATCAAAAGCTGACGTGGCAGACCGATGAAAACGCCGCTATCCCTATCGGCGAGACTATGACGTTAGTTTCAGCGGTTTGTTTGACAAAAGGAACGGTCGGCAACGGTTTTGTTGAAGGTCAGATATGCAAGCTAATAGACACCGACAATGTCACGGGATTTTCGAGATGCGCAAACGCGGATATTTCAAGCGGCGGTTCGGACGCGGCGGAAGATGAGGATTACTATGAGCTTATGCGTCAGAGCTTGGAAGCATATTCTACGGCGGGTCCTCGCGGAGCATATGAGTATCACGCAAAAGCGGTGTCGTCCGATATTGCGGACGTGTGTGCGATAAATCCTCTTGACAGCCCCGGTGTGGTGCGGATCTGCGCTATAACGGAATCTGGATTGCCTGCCGATGAAGGAACAAAGAACGCGATCCTCGCAGCGTGCAATGATGATAAGGTTCGTCCGCTCACGGACTATGTTGAGGTTTGTGATCCCGAAACGGTAGACTTCGACGTTGATCTTACATATTATGTCGACCGCAGAAGTGCCAAGCCGCTGTCGGAGATCTCCGCGTCGGTTCAGGCGGCAGTAGGCGAATACATCAAGTGGCAGACTGCGAAAATCGGTCGTGACATTAACCCTTCACAGCTTAGCTGGCTTCTTCGTGATACGGGGATTAAGCGTATTGAAATAAGATCACCGTCGTTCGTTTCACTTCGTGACGGCTCGGGGCGGCTTACACCGCAGTTCGCACGGCTTGCGTCAAAAAAGATAACCAACGGAGGATACGAGGATGAGTAAATATATTGACAGCGGCGGCGATTTGCTGGGTGCGTTTCCATATTCTCTTGCGCGTGATGAGGACAAGGAGAAACTTGCCAAAAGCATCGCTGATGAACTCGCGCGAACCGCTGCCAACACGGAAAAGGCGTTGATCTTTCCCGAAATTGATACGTTACCCGAAGAACTTCTTGACATTCTTGCGGTTGATTTTAAAATTGATTGGTATGATGTTGAGTCGCCTGTTTGGAACAAGCGTCAGACAGTTAAGGAGTGCATACTCGTTCACAAATACAAGGGTACGAAATTTGCGGTCGAGACCGCGCTGCACTCTATGTTTTTGTCGGCAGAGGTGAAGGAATGGTTTGAATACAGCGGCGAACCATATCACTTCAAGGTCGTGGTGTACGGGCATACATCATCGAATTTAAAAAAGCTTAACAGCAAGCTGCTCTACGCAAAAAACCTTCGTTCCGTTTTGGATGATGTTAGGTTTGTGCTTGTTACCGATCCGATAGACGTCTACACGGGTATGGCAATTGCTTCGCAGGCAATCACAAAGAAATCTGAGTTCAAAACCGATGACAACAGGGTGTTTTCCTCGGACGGTATTTTTTACTTTGGAGCGGCTTTTGTTAATTGTGCAAAAGCATTTGATTCCAAATTCGAGGTCGATCACGGCAATAACGGGGCTGACAGCTTTGCCGGTCTCGATTGCGGAGGCTTGGTTGCATCGCAATCTATGCGGTTTACATCGAGCTTCACATATACGGCGGACAATCCGCCAATCCCTTGCGGCAAAGCCTATATAAGCGGTACAGCAAAAAGCTTTGTGAAAAAAATGAAGTTGGAGGTGGATTTTAAATGAACTGGAATCAAGTCACGTTGACAAAAGCGGGCGAAACGTTACTTTCTCAGATGCTTAACGGCGCAAAGCTTACGTTTACCCGTGTTGTTGTAGGTGACAAAGCTGTCAAGGAAGAGCTCTTATCAGCGCAGACCGCGGTTTTTTCGCCCATTCTCGCACCTGCGTTGATAGCGGGGCAAGCTGAAACGCCAAGCAAAAACGGCACACAAATCAGTATCCAGATACGCAACGACGGCGTAAAGGAGACCACGCGAATGCGGCAAATCGGGTTGTTTGCTCAGTCAGAGCATAGCGACGAGGTCATGATCGGCATACTTCAAGACGAGGACGGCGAAGAGATCCCCGCGTTTGAGGATTTTCCGCAGTTCGGTATCTTCTTGGACGTAGTTGTCGGGATAAGCCGCACGAACAACATCAGAGTGATCGTTTCGCCGAATGTTTATGTTACAAAACCGGAGTTTGACGCGGCTATCAAGAACGCAGGACAGATCAAATGCAAAACGGTCTCTGTGTACGAGCGTGATCCGGATAAGCCGACATACGGCTTTACCGGGGATGGATTCGGCGAAGAGGTTACTCTCAAAGCCAAAACCTACACCGGAACAGCCGAGGTAACAGTTGTGGTTGACGGGACTGATTATGATGCCGAAAATATGAAGAGAAGCGCTCAAGGGGCGCTTGTCGGAGACATTGTTATTAATGAGGAGGTTTAACTATGGCAACAACAAAGGCAATTCTTACAAGCATTAAGGTGGAGGGAGAGATACGGGAACTTATCGCAAGATCTAACGGCGAAAATGTTACCGTTACCTACAACGGCAAGGAACAGACGCTTTCATCGGCGCTGACGGAGATCTTTACTGCCGTGAATTCTGCGATCACCGAAGATAATGTTCAGTCGCTGATCACAAACGAGGTTGCAAAGCTGGTAAACGGCGCTCCCGAGGCGGGCGACACTCTTAAGGAACTTTTCGACCTTATTACTTCTAACAAAGAGGCAGCGGATCTGCTCACCTCTGCAATCAGTGGTAAGGTCGATAAGGTAGAGGGCAAGGGGCTTTCTACCGAGGATTTCACGACTGCACTCAAAGAGCGGCTTGAAGCGCTTCCCGAGATCACGACTGCCGATGTGGAGAAATGGAACGGGACTCGCGGCGTTCGTGTTGGTGCTGCCGTTCCCGATGATCTGAAGAACGGCGAGCTGTTTGTACAGCTTGTAACCGAGTAAATTGTACATTCCGGCGCGGTATAAAAGCTGCGCCGGTCTTTTGAGGGAGGTCATATGAAAGAAGCAAAAACGGTTCTGCACACAAAAGCCGTGATCGATGGTGTGGAACAGGAAGTACTTGTGATGCCTATAACCCGTCTGGATTGTATTGAGGATACCGCAGCGGTTGCAGAGACAGCATCTGATGAGGATTATATTCCCGTGATAGACAGCGCAGATGGGGGACAGATGAAGAAAATCAAGGCGAAGACTCTTTTCGGCGCTGATTCGCCTGTCGGAACGGCAGTATCGGATGCTAAGGCAGAAGCCGCGGCAGCAAAAGCAGCGGCAGAAACCGCCCAGACCGCCGCCGCCAACGCCGCCGCGGCGGCAAGCGAAGCGCAAAGCGCGGCACAGTCGGCTTCTTCCGCGTCCACACCCACCTTGTTTTCCGTGGAAGCGGCGGCTTGGACGGCGCTTGCGTCGCCTGTCGCGGGGTGCGGATATTCCGCGAACGTTTCCGCGGAGGGGGTAACGGCGGGGGACTTCCCCGACGTATATTTTGACGCGGCGAGCATCGAGGCGGCTTCAACGGCGGGAGTTCTCGCGGACACCGCCGAGGGCGCGGTCGTTCTGTATGCTAAGAGCATACCCACAACCGCACTTTCTGGCGCGTATTTCATCAGGAAGGGAGTGACCGAGTAATGCTTGGACGAACAAATATCATAGCGAACGGAGGCTCGGGTGGAGTTACAACGGTGGACTTGCCCACACCGCTCGCTTCGATCGCCGCGCGTGCGGGTCAGAAAATGGCGTATATCGACCTTACATATTCGTCGACCGCGCTGTTGTCGGGCGTGGAGTTGCGTTACAAGGCAGGCTCTTATCCGTCCTCTCCGAGCGACGGAACAGGGATCACGACCGCAGGTTCGCCCGCGACTATCACCGTTCCCGATCTCGATTTTGGAAATACATACTATTTCCGCGCGTATCCCTACCGCGAGATCAACGGAGTTAAATACTATCAGACATCGACCGTGAACGCGACGGCTTCCGTGCCGATAATCGCCGTGTCCGTAAGCGGAGTAACGCCCGCTCGTCAGGGAAGCAACTACCTTGTAATTGACAAATCCGCGACGTTTACAATCACCGGATATACGCCTGTTACGCTCTATGTCGTAGGCGGTGGCGGCGGAGCAGGCATAGGATCAAAGTACCGTACCAGAGGCGGTTATGGCGGTCATGTCGTTAAATGCGATATAACGCTTTCCGGCGAGGTTTCCTGCACTACTACCATTGCCGCAGCCGGAACAAGCTACGACAGTAATCCGAGGTCACTTATCAAAATAAACGGCACGCAATACTCAAGCGGTACTAAGCCCAGCGGCGGCAGCCTCACTCATGTCACCGGCGGTTATCCCGGAGGAGGCGGTGGACAAGATGGAAGCGACGGCGTATTGACCCCTTATGGTTACGTCGGTTCTTCGGGCGGCGCGGGAGCATTGTATACAGACGGATATGATTATGACAAATCTGTATACCATCCTGCCGGCACAGGCGGCACAGGCGCCGGCAGCGGAGGAGACGCGGGGGCTTGGTACGCCAATGATGGCGGCAATGCGTGGAATTATGGCTGTGGAGGCGGCGGAAGCGGCAATGCCTGCTATGTGACCGAGACCGACCCCAACGACGAGTATGACGGCACGCAAGGTAAGGGCATGCAAGGCTGCGTAATAATTACATGGGAAATTTAATTTTGGAGGTGCATTATGACAGGTGCGATTATAACAAAAAACGGCGATACCTACGCCGTTGAAAATCTTATCGTGCTGGACAGCGCGGCGGCTATTCCCGCAATTAAAAAGGCGTTCGGCTACGATTTCCTGATCCCCGTCAACGGTACGGTGCAGATCGGGGATATCTTTGACGCGGACAAGCAGATCTTTCTCCGCGACGGCATTCGGGTCTATCCCGAAATCACCGACAAGGAGAGGATCGACGAGCTGAATGCACAGGCGGCGCAGTTTGAGAACGCGCTGTGCGAGATGGACGAGGCAAACGCGGAGCGGTTCGCGGCTATCGAGGACGCGCTTTGCGAGATCGACATGGGAGGTACAACATGAACGAAATCTGGGCAAACAGACTGATCGCGGGAACGCAGACTTGGGAGCGCTGCGTTAAGGCGGGACGCGCCGAAACGGTAAAGGCGGTTTTGAAAGAGCGCGTAAAGAACGGCGTTCTCACAAAAGAAAAGTATGAAGAACTCACGGGCGAGACCTACGCCTAAATCACGTGAGGGGGAACGGGGGTGATGGTTTATGGGTGATGAATTTCTTCCGAAGTCGGTTCACGACGAATACGCGGCGCGCATGAACACCGAGGTAAAGCGCCTCGCCGACGAGGACAATCGTCAGAACAACCGCATTGACAAGCTCGAAAAGCAGCAGGAGCATATAACGGAGCTGACGATTTCCGTCAAGGAACTGGCGCTTGAGGTAAAGAATATGGTCAGCGAGATCGCGTCGCAAAACACGCGCATAAAGACGCTTGAGAGCCGCGACGGAGAGAAGTGGCGCGGTGCGGTCAAAACCGTCATTACGGTTGTTTTGACAGCCGCTGTGACAGCGGCGCTGGCGTTTTTGGGGTTAAAGTAAGGAGGTTTTAGTTATGAAAATCAACTGGAAAAGAAAGCTCACATCGCGCAAGCTGTGGGTGGCGATCGCGGGATTTACCGCGGGACTTATCGTTGCGCTCGGTGGGAGCGCGGACACCGCGGAAACTGTCAGCGGCTGCATTTTGAGCGGCGCGGCGGTTGTGGGGTACATAGTCGGCGAGGGTCTCGCCGACAGTGCGAACGGCAGCGGAAAGGACGGGAAGTAATATGGGAAACATTAAGGGCGTAGACATCAGCGTATTTCAGCGCGGTATCGACTATAACGCGCTCGCCGCGAGCGGAGTGAAATTCGCGATAATTAGGGCGGGTATCAACCGCACAAAGGACACGGCGCTTGACGAACACGTCAAGGGCTGTCTGGCGGCGGGAATTGATGTGGGGTACTACTGGTACTCCTACGCAAGAACCGTCGAGGATGCGCGGCGTGAGGCTGTGGAGTGCGTTAAGGCGATCTCCAAGTATCCTAAACCGGCATATCCCGTATTTTTTGACAGTGAAGAGAACGCCGTGGCGCGTTCTGTGGGGCGCGAGACTATGACGGATATAGCGTTAGCCTTCGCCGACGAGATCGAGCGCAGCGGCTATCCGGGCGGCGTTTACGCAAATCCCGCATGGATGGAGAACGAGTACAACAGCAAGCGCCTTTCCGAGAGTACAGATATTTGGCTGGCACACTGGACTTGGAGTCCGGACAAGCCGTCCGGATACAAGTACGGACAGAATATGTGGCAGTGGGGTATCATCAAAGGCAAGAGCGTAACGGGTGCGGCTATGGACGTTGACGCGGATCTGTGCTTTGTCGATTATCCCGCAAAGACTGCCGCGTTTTACGCCGGCAAGGACAAAAAGACCGTTGAGGAGTTGGCTGTCGAGGTTATCGGCGGCTTGTGGGGTAACGGCGTTGATCGCAGAGAACGCCTTACCAACGCGGGGTACGACTACGCGGCTGTGCAGCGCGAGGTCGACCGCATTCTCGCCGAAAACTCCGCGGCAAAAAAGACCCTGGACGAGCTGGCGATCGAGGTTATCCGAGGCAAATGGGGCAACGGTCAGGACAGAAAAGAGCGCCTGACTGCCGCGGGTTACGATTATGGCAAAGTGCAGCACAGGGTTGATCAGCTGATTTAAAAAAAATTTCGGAGCGGTGATTTGCCGCTCCGATTTTTTATTTATATAGACCGCGATATATTTTCCCCGGCTTCTTATCGACCTAAGAAGTCTTCAACGATGTCCCGTGCGTGGATCTCGGAAACGTCCAGCTTGTTCAGCAGTTCGACTAGATCTCGGATTTCTTGCTCGTTGAGAGAAATATCCTCGATAACCGTGCCGCCCTTGCTGACGCCGTAGGTATCATGCTTGTCACCGTTTTCCGAAGCAACGCTTGATTGTGTTACATTCCACATATCGCCAACCTCCTGTAAAATATTAGCAATTATTGCCAATTATATTTTAGCAGAAGATTTTTAGATTGTACAGTATCGATTTCGAAGAATCGCTTCCAAAAATTTGGGATTTTTTACGTAATATTTTGTGACTTTTTCCGATAACTTATTTAATGCGTCAACGTTTCCCCAATATACGGGGAATCGCGCTTTGAAAGTAGTTCACGCAAATTATATTCGCGAAAAACGTTGCGAAGGTAAATTGTGCGAATATATCAAAAACTTAATTTACCATGCTTTTACAGATTAAAATGTGTATATTATGGCGGCATATTAAAAAAGACCGCCTTGAACAAACCAAGGCGGCAAAATATGTATTTGAGGGAGTTCTATGTTTTGGTCTTGGTTTTGTAGACATCGTGAGGTTTTGCGGTTCTTACCGTTCGGAGAGAATTAGGGTAATATTCAATAATTTCCATTAGGTCGCACTGCAGCGCCTCACATATCTTATCCAACTGCTCAAGACTGACTCGTTCGGCTACGTTGTGATACAGATCGTTGATCGTGTTGGGTCTGATTCCGGTCGCCTCGGCGAGCTCCGATTGCGTTACCCGCAATTCGCCCATCTTGCGGGATAACAAAATTCTGATCAT